CGACAGTAGTCCAGAAGAGTTCTAGAAGGTCGTGGTCTAACGCTTGAATGTCAAGATCGAAGGGATCTTGCAGGCCCAAAGCCATGCTTGCCAGCTCTTCGAAACTCGAAGTCTGATCTTCCTCTTCACCCAACTCGTCAATGACGACAGGATTCAAGGCTCGGTATATCGTCAGGGCCTCCATTAAGTTGGTGGACACGAAAGCAGCACGACCCACAATAACCTCACTTAGCCGATGGGTTCCAATAGAATGGTGGAACTCACCAGCGACTGGAAACGGTACATCAAATGACCGGAACTGTTATATAGACGCATCTGTGCCATACAGCGACCCAGTGCTTCTCCGTACTCCTTCAACGCTCGTGACAAGATCTCACCATCAGAGGTGAACTCCCCACGAGTTGATGTTTCGGACAGTACGACTAGACAGTAGCGATCTAACTCGCTCATGTTATTACAGTCGCTGATGTGTTTAATTACTCTTTGGGTGAGATCCCCTAGGTCGTAGTCCACTACTTCCATCATTGCAGTGGTGGTTCGAAACTGTTTAACCGCAGCAGCGCTGTTCAAAGCAACGTTCATAATTCACTCGTCATAAAGGGAGGAGTGCCTGAACACTCCTCATTTATAAGATTCGACCAGCACGTTACCCCCGATCCATTGACGGTTACGGTGATACGTAAAGCCAAGGTAAGGTGAATACTGGCGGTACATGTCAGAGATCAGTGTGTGAATCTCCAACGCAAGGTTTGTCAGGTTGTGGAGTGCGATGGCTTCATCGTCGGTCAGTTCGCTGATATTCTGTTGCCCTTTAACATTGCACAGGAAGTGATCCTCTACAATGCTCATCACCGTCCAGTGCTTACTGTTAGGTAAGTTCAAGTCAGTGATGCTGAAGGACAATTCGGCAAGCCCCTTCAGGCTCACTTCATGCTCCAACAGATAGGGCTCCAGATGCCAGTAGTCCCGGAGGATTCGACTCACCGGGATCAAGATTGGATTCGCTTGAGCTTTTTGGATACACATAGCAGTCACTCGCTCGAGTGCATTAGCTTAACAACGTACTAGGTCTACGTAGTGTCCGTGGTTAGGATTCAACCGTAGATCGAAGTCGTAGTTCCCGTGTCTCAGAATCGGCTTCAGGTAGCGGGCTACTGTTACCTGTGCTCGGAGGTAGTTATCCTCATAAGCCAGTAGTTGACCCTTGTGTGCCCTGAAGTATGCGTAGTCTAGTTCCGACAGGTGTTGCACCAGGAAGTCATCCATGGAGCAGATCACACTGGCGTCGTAGTCACTAGGGTCGCGTGTGAGTTCCCCGTAGATCACGCTATTGAGGAACTCGTCACGATCAACCCCAAGTTGGTTGAGAATGTCTTTATCCACTGGTGGGAGTAAGGCATCCCGTATGTATAAACGCATGGACATGTCAGACTCCTAGGTATTGACGCAAGCTGGAAGACACCCAGTCACCGTTCTCCACACTACTCTCTACATCCTTTTTCAGGAGGTCGATGTGATTCTGGGGGTTATGGGGGCGACACCGTGCTAACTGCAACAGCTTGATGTCACCTCGTGGGGTCATGTCAAAGTGCCAACTCCAATCGTCAGCATTCTCTTTGATCATTCTCCAGATGTAACGTTTGATAAAGTCGATCGCTTCTTCAACCATATCCTCAACTTCTGTTTGAGGGATAGCAGTCGAGTAGGAGCGAATCTGGTTCACCACAATCTCACGCGCTGCCATTACGTTGCCGTAGAAGCAGTTCTCAACCGTACCAGAGAGAATCCCGGCTAGGTTGATGTACTGGGTAGCTGGACCCAAGTAGGGCTGTAGGCGCCCTTCCAGTTGCTTAATGATTGGCATCCCAGGAATGACGTATGTTGCCGCGAGCGTAGTGCCAATCCCAAATTCGGTAGTCACCTTTTAACTCCAACATCAAATTATTGCCTAACTGCTTGATTGTACAGACCTTCCACGTAGGTTCTGTCAGCAGTCTCATCATGATCTGGTTCACGTTCCCTGCAATAGGGTCCAAGACTTGGTTATCCAATTCCGAGAAGAAGCAGTCACCCACACCAGGAGTAACCTGTTGTCCGACGGTTTGTTCGTAACCCGGCATCAAGCGAGCCAGTGCACCAGCGATGAATCCTGCTTCAAAGAATTCACGAGGGTACTGACCAAATACACGAGACAGCTTACGATCGCTCTTCTCGAGCTCGTACCACTGGAACCACTGGCGAAGTTCCCGCAAGATAATCGCTTGTGCCAACAGACGGCACTTGTTGACGGTGATGTTAGGCACCATCTCAGGATGGCCGACCGTGATCAAGAAGTTATCAAAATGATACTTCAAGCTTAGCGCTGTAGCATCAACAGGGAATAGGAAATTCATTGGGTAGCCTTTAAAGGTACAGATACAAACCCGTGGGTCTGATCATCAACGTCAATTCACCTTCTTGGACCAAGTGGTGGTTACACGCCTTGATCTTCCGGTAAAGCTGGGTGCGCAGGGTGTTACGCTTGTCAATCAGGTGGATCAGTTTGTAAATGTCATTTGGCGCATTATCCTCACGGAATACCAACAACAGTGTACTTTCAATGCAGTCCTTCAACCAGATAGTCTCGATGGTGATCATCAACCACTGGAGTTCGTGTTGCTTTAATAGATGTTGAAACTGAGGGGTGCTTAAGGCGTCCCTGATCTCAGCCTGCAATAGGATCTGCAAGTTCCGGTAATCAGTTACTATTTGTAAATCCATCGTTCTAACCTTTCTGAAGGTTTGTTCAATTGGATAATATAGGTCTCAAACTAATTAGGATGACCTCTATGCCCTTTGCTCTATAAGATCAGGGGTATGTGTCAACTTATACAGAGAGTCGACTGAGGAGGCTTACAGACGGCATAAAGCCCCTCACCGGATAACCAGCAAGGGGCTTTGCGCTTTCTACTCGTCGGTCAGCTATCTGTGAGTGGAGTCAGGTCCCCTCTCGGCCAACCTCATGGCGTCGGATGTAGCCAGGCGTGTTTTCCCACCTCTCGCTCCTGACAGCGATGAGGATTACGGCTAGAACGTACGCACCCCTCCAAATGCCCGGCTCGGCTGGTAAAGGTAGGATTCCCGATGCGTACTCGATTTACTCTAAAGTAAACCCCCTAGTGTATTACCCTAAGTCTGGCCAGACCGAAGGAGCAATAGACTAGAGGCTGCACTTTACCGGGGTGACCAACTATAATGTCGCACGCCCCGACTCTTTACAACTTGAGCCCTTCGCAGGGGCCCCGTATCCTTTACATCGGGTCTGAGTGCGAGTCAGGTTCCAATGCTTCCTGTAGTACGTCTGCATTCCAGGATGAGGTTGCAAACGCTCAGCCCTTACCGGGCGGAGATACGTGATCCTCCGCACTCGCAGAGGACGACGATTTAGTACCCCCGAACCTACCAGCTCTCTTGGACATATAGTCGTTTGATTTTGGCTGTGGACGGGGGAATCAAGCTACCCTCTCTCTTTGAGTCGTCTACGCTTACAGATTTGCCTTGAAGGGGATCTGATTTGTGGTCCGGTCCTAAAAAGTAGTAACCATATCCTACGACGAACAGGGGATTAGCCTGTGAGGGTACAACTTAGGGTGAGCGGGAAAGCCGAAACCTTCCAGACAGTTAGATGCCCGACGGGGTGGGGCCTGTCCAAGAGTTGGGTAGATAAAGTCCAACTCAAGACTTGCGATACGCTCACTTAGGGAGCCTTCTCTCTACGTCGGGAAGGTTTATGTTCCGTTGCGCAGTACCATGACCTCGTTTGACCGAGAGAAGACATTACTCTTTACCCCATTAGTTCCCTTATCCCTGATTACCCTGCGCGTCAGGTCGAACGTAGATAAGGTAGGCGCGACAATGTCGCCTCGTTTTACTTCTGTTCCCTAAGGAACCTTCTAATGGGCATCCACCGGCAAGACTCGAACTTGCGACCTCCCGCGCTTCCCTCGCGCTAAACCACCCTCGCTACCGAAGTAGCTATCGATGGAGCCTTGGGATTAGACGAGTGTTCTAACCGACTGAACTACGGTGGCGACTACAACTTAAATTGGCGGAAGAACAGAGATTCGAACTCTGGGGGCTGTTACACCCGACGGTTTTCAAGACCGTTGCCTTAAGCCACTCGGCCATCCTTCCAGAAATGATCCAGGATTCTATTCACCCTGGGAGTCACCGTACAGCCAAGGCGGCGGCTGTAATTCATTGGGAACTGAGTAAGGATCGCATGAACCTACGACATCAATACTCACTCTGCCTACCGAAGACAGAGCAACACCTCATCGGTTCGTAACGAGTGTGAGCCCGTTACGCTGAGGGTGGTTGGGTAGACACCAGCAGGCGCAGGTGTTCTTCAAGTCAAGCCTTCGCTCGACTCAGTAACTTCAGCAGACCCTTTGACAGGGGCTTGCTCTTCACCTTGCGGCGAAGTGGTGTACACATGGGGAAACAAGGCATTGCATTGCTCCTTACTGTCTTTTCCGAAGATACGATTCAACGCCTCAGTGAAGCGGACTTCGTCTTCAGGGGTGGGTGGTGGTAAAGGACGACCTGTACAAGCGTGCCATCCGACACAACCACAGAGAGAACAACCAGCTGCTGTTTGCGACATTTGGTAATCCTCAGAATGGTGGCAGTAGATGAGAGATTCGAACTCTCGAGGCCCGAAGACCTACACCCTTAGCAGGGGCGCTCCTTAATCCATCTCAGACAATCTACTGTAAAAGGGTGCTTCGATCATTACCCGGTGTGTGGTCTGTTTTTTGGTTTGTAGATCTGGTGGCCCCACCAGGATTTCGGGTTGTACCTGAAATGCTACCTCGGAGGGTAGAGTTATACCTTACGGCGTTTTTAACTACAGGGCCTTTCTTACCACACCACTGATCGAATGTCTTCTTAGGAGAATCGAACTCCCGTGAGTCGCCTGTGTGGCAACCGTTCTACCATTGAACTATCGAAGACGGGGCGAGTTGTTTCCCTTAGGTCTGTGCTTTCTGAGGTCGGATTCGAACCGACAAAGTCGCGTGCTCAAGCCATTACGCTGCGCACTGGACGGCACCCACAGACAGGCGGCCCACTATGGGACTAGGGGATGCGATCCCCAGGGTATACCAATTCCCCCACTCGAGGGAAACAACTCTATCCACCCCTAAGGTGGAATTTGGCTCACCTTCTAGGACTCGAACCTAGGACACCTCGGTTAACAGCCGAGTGCAACTACCAACTGTGCTAAAGGTGAATGAAACTTTTAACACATGACAGCAGGGCCAGTGTCACTATGACAAGGACAGGTACAAACCTTCTCCTCATCGCCATTTGGTTTTACCATGACCCAGTTACGGTGGGGTCTTGGTGAAGTGAAATCACGTTCTTCAATACGAACAATCTCACCAAACAGTTTTCGAAGGCGTTCGACATCGGGTTGACTATCGTAACCGACCTTGAAAGTTGCTTGGGGGACACTGCAACATCCGAACATGACATTCACTCCGGTGCTTAGGAAGCCGTTACAACTTCGGCAACCTTGATTTCGCGGTCGTCGTAGACAACACGATCAGCGGACTGACCATCTTGCAGGACGAACTGTTCGTGAACTTCGCCAGTGACGCGATTCACGATGGTCACTTCTACATGCTTTTCAGCCGAGCAGTGAGCTTGAACTTTTACAGAAGTAGTCATGATGACTCCTTTAGAGGGTTTCCAGGATCTGCCAGTCGTCAGCCAGTTGATCCGACTGAGCCGGAGTCCACGGGGTGAAGACGTTCTGAGCAGTCTTCATGCCGACCCATGGAGCTAAGGTTGGACACTCGTTGACACCGGGTTTGAAGCCAATGGTTGCGCAGCCTACGTCGTAATGACCAGGCTTAACCATCACCAACCACATACCTTGACCATTCCACGAAGGGCGAGTAACTCGCTTACCTTGCTTCAGGGCTTCGATAGCGAGACCGAAGTTCAGAGCATCGCATGGACGGTAGCTGTCCTCGAACACGGCTTTAGGCGACCACGACTGGTGACCGTTGTCGTATTCAACTAGGTAGCCTTCATCAGCACCGTTCTCGCCGGCAGGAAGTTCCCAGCCTTTACGGTGGTTGTACTCCAACCGAGTCATCGGTTTACCAACAACCTTCTTGGTGCCAATGTAGTTCATGACTAATCCTTAACAGACCATGATGGGCACTGGTATGCCCTGTTCTTTGCAAACACGCTCAAGGTTCTCCTGAGCATCCTGCCATTGCTTTAGCCTAGCGAGGGTTTCCTCACGAGACTGGGGTTTGATCTTGGAACGATCCAGATCACGTAAGCGAAATGTACGTACCATGACCAACTCCTTAAAAAATGGGACTGTTGCCTCGAAAGGCTTAGAGTCTGTGACGACCCGACCCCGACAGTTAGCGGGATTTCAACGTAGGTTGCTTTATACCTGACTAAGCGACCAACCTGTTGAGGATTGGCTAGGGGTATGATCCCTAGTTCTCTCTACGTTGATTTTCTGAAGTTGACAGAGGAGAAAGGCGGCTCGTTTTATCTCCCGACTTGTACCCATGCACCTTAATGAACCACTGGGCGGCTCCTTTGAGTGCGGTTCGGCTGTACCCTACCGTCTGTCAATCAACTTCAAAAAACTGGCGCCTCCGAACGGACTTGAACCGTCGACCCCTAGCGTGACAGGCTAGTGCTCTAACCAACTGAGCTACGGAAGCGAAAAGGTCCTGAGGAAGATGGACTCTGCGATCACCCAGACTGTGCCTGTAGGTGCATCGCTTGTAGGCTCAAGGTTCGTATAGACAACCATGGGCCAAGAACAGTCTTGAGCGTGACGAGCTAGGCTTAGCACTTTAAAGCGCAGCCCACTAGGAGATTTGTACTCTCTTAGTTCCTCGATACTCTCTAACATGTTCATTCCTCAAATAGGTGATCCTCCCAGCGTCTGAACGCCGGGTTAATGCTGAGGCGCGCCCGTAACCGACATTCGCTCAAAAGGCTCGTCTAAGTGGGCGCACAGCAAAGGATCGTAAATGTGACCAGTGTTGTGCATCGAAGCACTGCTAGTTCCCGGACCGCACTAGCTTTCCAATGTATACGGCTGACGCGATGTCAGCTATGGCCCTACACACTGACCTCCCTGAGGTACACTGGTATAAACTGGCCCCGAGGGATGGATTCGAACCATCGACCTATCCGTTCAACCGACTCCGTTTGACGGGAGAGTTTAGTTACACCCGCCCAGTCAACTCCACCTTGCGGCTCACGTTGCGAATACGGATGCTCTCGGACTGTTCTACCAACTGAACTACCCAGGGGATAAACCTTTAATAGTACTCACCACGCTCAGGACGAGCCTTAGTGGCACCGATCCCAACGATGAACACGACTGCGAATACAACCAGTCCTGCTGTTGGGCTGAAGACTGCTGGAACAGCCGCCGTGAGTAACGCGGGTACAAATACAAACACTGCGCGCATCATGACGACTCTCCTTGAATTTAACCGCTACCCCGACCTACGGAACGAAATACAACAGTGTGGCCCAAGTGGTAAAAAGAAAAGAAAAACCACTTGGTAATGCGGCATGCAAGCGCATCATGTATCACACCGTTGCCGGGTCACGCATTGACTAAACCGTAATCTACCGGATACCCGTCATTTCCAGTATATCCCAAAGGGAAGATTCCCCCAAAGCCGTGAAGCCTTAGGTCGTGCTGGAATCACTACTATCAGCCAATAACGCGTTAGTCTCTCAATAGATCAGTGTTCCATGTAAAAAAATACGTAAGTACAGGCAAAAAAAAAGAAGCCCCCGAAGAGGCTCCCTTAATCACCAACCAACTTTACGCCTCAACCTAGGATTTAGGAAGGGGGCGATAAACCCTACGAAGAGGATCACGTTGGCCAGTATGTACATTGCGAAGTGGTGCACAAACTTGATGTCGATCACTGCTACGAGCACGTAGAGCATGATTACGCAGAACGGATAGATGTAACCGCTGGGCATAGGTTTCTTCATGGACTGTACCTTAAGGGATTGCTGGGAAACCAACGATCTTCAAGATCAGATTGCGTTTACGACGGTACCAACCTGCTGACTTCGCTGGGAAGCCTCTGTCACCACTTTGCTTACGGATTTGATTGTCGTCTTCGAACAACAGGGGGATGGGGAAGTATCTCCAGTGTTTAGGGTCACCAGAGCGCACCAGAGCGTGCAGGGTGCGTTTGCTCCACTTACCTGTCTCAATGCCCATGATCAACTCTTGCTTGATCTCTTCGTGCTCTGCTTCGCTTGGATAGATCTCGAACAAGTTCTTGTAATGAGCAACTGTGGTTTTGTCATCGTTGGTAGTCTTCTCCATGATGAAGAGGACGCCACCGATGTCGTGTAGGGAAGTGTTACCGTTTTCGTACTTGTGGGTGATATGATCGGCAGACATGATTTTTGCCTTCTTAGGTATGGGGAGATTAAAGAGTCTCACTATTCACCTGAGTAATATAGGTCTGAAACTTATTTGCTTCAACCCAAATAGAATGTAGGTGTTATCTTTAATCACTGGGGTGTCCACATGGGGCGTTTAATAAATCTGCTAGAGGAAGCTGAACTTTCCTTAACGTACAGCGCAGAAGGGATCGCTTCATTGGAAGACGGTGCCAACGAAGCAGTAGCTACAAAAGCCATCTATATCCTCCTCACCGATACCAAGACCCTAGTTAGTAAGGTCAGCCGTATGGTGACTGGTGATCCGTATAACCACGTTTCGCTGATGTTGTCGGATGACTTTGACGATGGTATCTATACCTTCAGTCTTAGCAATGGCTTAAACGGCATAAAGGGCGGGTTCATGGTGGAGAGTCGTAAGAACCTGAAAGGCTCACGCTACTCCATGTATCGCTTGCCTGTTACGTCAGCTAGCTACGACCGGATTAAAGATCGGGTAACTGGGTACGTTAAGGGTGTTGACAAAACCTCCTACAACCACCTAGGGTTGTTCAATGCGATCTTCAACAAGAACATCTTCAAGACAGAGGACGGACAATCCTCAATCTGCTCTGAGTTCGTGGTGGAAGTCCTGAAGTTCTCTGGAGTGGAACTCTTCTCCAAAAGATTAGCGAGCACTGTAAGACCTTACGAGATCGTTAAATCGAAACTGCTGAAGTTCCACAAGCGTGGCGTCATAAAAGGCTAAACCTCCCAGTCCATTTCGGTGGGCTGGGTTTATGACGGCATAGAAGGAAAGCTCGAGGGAATCTCAACCTACTCCAGAACTTTCCCACCCCGGTAGGGAGGGCACGTCTGTTTCGCGTGGAATCCCTGCGGCTTTCATTGTCTTCTATGTTTCTTACTTACAAACTAGCACGAGTTTATCGTGACTGTGGTTATCGTGGCTACTAGGTCCATACGGACGCTTTGCTCTTAGAACCCCGCAATACTAACTTACACCCTGTACTATTCCGGCCCCAAACAGAGGCTCTATCACATTAAATGCTCGTGAACCTCTAAGCACCCTGGCGGCTAAGAGGTATGCCTACCCGGCCCTTTGCCGAGTGCATTACCACCGAACCACTTAGAGGTGATCTTAGAAAGGCGCAAGGCGTTTGATTGTGGTTTGCCGGAATCTCTCCCTATGCTGGGCTCCTCACTGAACACGAGCGTGTGCGTCAGTAAGAAAAGTACGAATACTCTAACCCAACTAGAAATCCCCAACCAAAGCCAGTTCTTCAACTCTTCTGTCACGGTGTGCGCATTAACCGTTGGCTTCAGGCTCAGTAATATACTCGAGAAGTCCTCTATGCCAGACCACGTACCACGAACGTGCGGCAGTCGAAGCTTCTCTAAGTCACTACGCAGTAACTCAGGCTTGTGGAACGCGTGCCATCGCCGTTCTATCTCTACCACCGGGTCGTAGTCTAAGACCATACCCGCAGTGAGCGAAGGCAATACGACAGCGTGTTCCAAGTGAGAGAGTGCAACGAGCTGTCCCAAACCGACGTATGTACGTTGGCCGGATTCAGATCGGTACTCTTCTTCAGTAACTACGTCCAAGCCGCAGTTAGCTAGAAGTCTCGCTAAGCCTAGTGCGCAACCACCGAGGATCAAGATCCGTCGACCGGTGCTCAATAGACATCCTTATCAGCCCAGACCAATACCTGAAGTACGGTTTTCGACCTGATGTTTCGCAGGATCGTAAACCACCTTCTCGTAAAAGTTGTGCCAAGGTTTACCCAAACAGCAAGTGCAATGGAACGGGGCTGCCGCTGGATTGCTCAGGAGTTCAATGACTCCGCACTTGTCGCAAGCGTATTCCAGCAGCGTACCGCTCATTACAACACCAGGCCATCGTCAGTAGTGGCAGCGTTGCCCACCAAGTCGATAGCAGCAGCACGGCCTTCACGGCGCTGGATGAACTTTTCCAGAGTGCCGTTCAGCTTTTCGTAGGTAGCATCCAGGTTCTCGGTGGAGACCACCAAGTGGAGCTCAGGGATGCCGTCGATTTTGGTCGTGAAGTAACCGGTGCACGGATATTCCGGGATCGGCTCTTCCAGATGCGGTTGGTCACGGTCGCTGTACAGCGAAGCGATAGTGATCGGGTCGGTGATCGAAGCAACTTGTTCCGGTGCGGAGAAGATGTCGAGCAGGGCCAGTTGAGCAGGCACGCTGGTGCTGTGGTTGAAACGCAACCAGTTCGCAACGTCCTTGGTGTCCAGCTCGTCGTTCTGACGCGAAGTCAGGTAGCACAGGCTGGAGATGGCCAGGTTCAGTTGACCGTCGACGACCGAACGAGTGCACTCGCCGCCGTTGTGACGATAGAACATGACCACCGGGGTGTCGATCTGCTTCGAGATAGCCGACAGCGACTTCAAGGTGTTCAGGGTGTTCTGTGCGGTGATGGTCGATTCAGAAGAACCGGCCAAGCACACTACGACGGAGTGGCCACGTGCCAGCAGTTCTTTGGCGAGCAAAGGACCGATTACCGAACCCGAACCACCAGACGCCGAGAAAACAACGATGTTGAAATCTTCGGGAGGCTGTTGGAGCAGGATCTGTTTGACCGCTGCGGAGATCTGCGCGTGGTTTTCTTTACGCACTTTACCGGAGCCGTCGGTTTTGTCGAGGACGTAGATCGTTTTCTCGTCCTCGATACCAGCGAGGTTGGAGCGGCTGGTATCAATGAAACTTGGGAGGGTGATCGCGAATCCAGGAGCTGGCTGACGACCGATGTAGTCTTTGACAATGTTGGTACCCAGACCACCACAGCCGTACAGACGAACTTTACCTTGTTCCATGATTCGACTTCCTAACAAACAGATTAAAGAAACGAGTGGTGTTCAACAGAGTCCCCAGACTTAACGGTTAAGACTCAGCGCTAAGCTTGATCAACAGTTCTCGCATTTCTGCGGAGAACTCCCCGAAGTAAGAGGAGTCATCCTCAATGCGTTTGAGCAGGATCACAAGAGGCACCTCTTCAGGTTCCCACTGATCTTCCAACCCATAGCACGAGCAATGTCCACCGAACACTTCAAACAACTTTCCGTCTCGACGAAACAGTACGTAAGCGCTACCCGAATAGTCCTCGTACGAATACGAAGCCAACAGTATTTCAGTGCCCACGAGATCTGCTTCAGCGATATTGAAATCGTTGATCATGCCTTCGCGTTGTGATTCTGCCCAGTCGTGCATATACATGTAGTTATTCCTAAGTGTGGTCGATTAGCAATCGACGTAATTTTCCGCATTCAAGGCGCGGTACACTTTCGGATGTCACTAACTGGGGACTCGATTGAACGAGAGCGCATGTACTCTCTATTTCATAACTCCGGTATATCTTTTTTTACAGACGTAGGACTTATGGTGCGTTATTGAATGACCGCAGGGTCTTCTTTATCCACCGGAGACGCTATCGTGAATCCTATTCAGAAAGCAATTTCGGACGTGAAGGCGGCGATCCCTCGGGAAATCCTCGAACGCACGTTCATGAAACCTGAGCAAGTCGCTTTCGGACAACGTCAGAGTTTCAACCCTACCTCGCTAGACTTCCGTATTCGTACGGCTGTGATCGAAGCTAACGTACTCCCCGACTGTAACTTGGTGGGTGGTACTGAAGTAACGATTCCGTTGAGAGAAGTCATCCCGCAATGGATTACCGATTACAACGTTCTGTACCGTATCCCTAAACACTTGACCCAGAACCGGAGCATCTTGCGTCTGATCCACATGACGTTCGGTGACGGTGGTGTGGTCGGTAGTATGAACTTGGCGATCCAAGGTCGCTCTCCTTTAATGGACGCGGCTCAGGGGACCTTACAAGCTCACTTACCGATTCCGATCATCTCTACTGCGAACATGGAGATCGTGGCAGAGAACACCGTAATGGTGAAAGACAACATCACCATGCCGGGTAACCCGTACTTGCGTTGTGTGATTGAAGGTGACAGTGAACTCAACCACTTGCAACCTACGTCGTACAAAGCCTTCAGTAAGCTGGTCGTACTGGCGGTCAAGGCTTACATCTTCAACAACATGGCGGTTATGACTGACCAAGCTGCGTTGTCAGGTGGTATGGCCTTGGGTCGTATCCGTGAAATCATCGATGGCTACTCAGATGCTTACGAGCTGTACGAGGAATACTTCGAGAACACTTGGCGTAAGGTGGCAATTTTTAACGATCCAGAAGCCAACAAGCGCCATCTTAAGTACATCACTGGGGGTCGCTGGTAATGTCTGAATATACTGTTGGCAAGGTTACTCGTGAACAAGCCTTCGAGTGGCTAGCTGAGCACAGTCAGTCTCGTCCAGAGCCTTTCAATGCTGGGGCGTTCAATCCAGCAGGGGCTAACGAAGACCGGGTCTACGCCTTTGCTTATAAGGGTGACGAGGTCGTAGGCTACGCAAGTCTACTCAACGGTCAGCGTTACCTGATTGACATGTTCGTCCCAGAGTCCTTACGGGGTCAGGGTATTGGACGTCAGTTGGTTGACTCTCTCCTAGTGGATCTCGTGGTTGTAAGGAAACACCAGACAGAGATCATTGAGTTCCTCAAGGCTACAGGCTTTAGCCTAGAGAATGACTTTGTCGGCACTAAGGTGTATCGCAAGTACCACGGTCCTAAGGTTCACGCTTACTGACAGCATAGGGGCTCCCACGCAGGGAGCCTCTTTATGCGCTTAGTAACGCTTGTGCCATGCGTACATCGGTTCATCCTTCAGCTTGATGACCTCATGTCCAGGAGCAGCAAAGGTAAAGTACCCCACGCTGGTAGACATCCGGATAGCAGAACGGTCACGTACGTTGATTCCCCACGACACTTTACGGACAGTATCCTCAAACTCAACGTCAAGGGCTTGGTAATGCTTACGAGCGTACTCCATAAGCGTACCAGTCAGCTTCAGCTTGACGTTGTCCAACAGACTGACCTTCTCTAGGTCTCTGGTCTCACAACGCCCTATGCGAGCTGTCAGGGCTTCGATGTGTTGTTGGAACGCTAGCTTGTGCATCATCAGCTCAGTAGCGGTATACTCTTTGTATTCAGACATTCTACGGTCTTCGATTAGGTTAAGTGATAGTGGCTTTTCATAATCATTAGAACGTAGTAGATTATTATATCTTAGTCTAAATTTGAAAATTTCGGGAATTTTTTATTAGCGTTGTCTAGTTAAAGCTCTCCGTGTAGTAGGTGACATGGATGCTTGTCGTACTCGCGTACTAGCATCCTGTACTACTAGGTAAGCATAAAACGCCCAGAGAACAAGGCTAGCATAGACTATGGAATAGGATTTGCTACGCATCCATTCACAAAGCTTAACTTAATTTAATTAATTCTTTGCTTTGTGTTTATTGATCCACCCCCAAACCCCCTCCTTACTTCATTGAAACGCGAATAATCCTACTAACAAAAGATAGGTAGAGTTAATTATTCTTTTACTCAACACGTCAGAGAAACCTAGGGAAAGCAGGGAGCTACACTCCCTGCACTCACACGTAGAAGTAATCGGTAGTCTTGGAACTCTGGAAATGGTAAACGGTAGAGCCATTAAACAACACCCTGAAATCGTCACTGTGTACTTCAAACAACTCACCACCAGTCCCTACAAAGAAACGATCGTACAGACAACGCTTAAGCTGACTGAACACCGTAGGCGTAGCTTGGTAGTGATTAGGCCTTACCTTGATGTCGTTCAAGAACTTCAACTTAGGTAAGTAATCGTAGACAAACAGACGAATCGGAGTCTTCCCTTCCGCAGCATCTACCCCCAGCTCACGGAATGCAACCAAACCATCTACCTCACCCTCTAGGAAGCTCTCTAACGAACGTTCTGTTCGATTGAGTACAAAGCCTAAGGCCTCAGCTAGAACCTCCCCTACATCCTTAGAATCGGTCATCATTAAACTCCAGCATAATGGGACTGCCACGACAGCAGTCCCAGAATGTTTAGACAGCACACGCAATGTAGAGCGCCGCGTCTTCCATAGAAGCCACAACTACCGCACCTGAGTCAGTGTAGTGAGTGTGGAGACGTCCACGATCGGGTCGACCCAGTGGAATCACCACCAGAGTATCTTCAGGGTCGTTCATCGCCGCAGCAGACAGCTCTTCGTATGCGGTGAAACCCTGTTGGTCTTCTGGTAGTACGAACACCTTGGTAGCTGCTGAGAGTTGCCCTAGGACATCGGCGACGGCCTGTTCCTGTAGCTGCACAGTTTCCAAGGATGGCTGAGCATTGCCATTAACGTTCCAGACTTTAACTTCCTTGTGGCACTCCATGAGCACCGCTTCCCATTCACCCGCAGACACGTCACCATAGATGATCACGTTGCGTTCATTCTTGATCCCATCAACGTCCGCCAACTCGTCATTAGGAGTGGCCACGTGATTTGGACCTTCATCAGCTTCATCAGAAGGATCGAGGTAATCACTGAGAGACATCGTTAACTCCTTAAGTACAGTTGGGTCTCATAACGTATATCGGACAAAAAGAAAAGGGGGTGTGAAACCCCCGATCTCTTAAAGCATCCCTACCACCCGTTGGCGGAGGATTGCTTTGTCACGTGCCACTTGAATGAAACCGCCTTCTAGCGTCACGTCGATATTCGCTGATTCGATTCGAGCAAGGTGCTCAGGATTCAAGGTACCGCCAGGACTGACCAGTACGTCATGTACTCGTTTGCCTAACAGCTTCAGCTCACTGAGCTTAGGTTGCGCTTCTTCTGGATAACCTTCCAGCAGAACCACGTGTTCATAGAAGATGTTGAAGTGGAGAATCAAATCGCTGACTGGGTCACCCAGGCTCGAAGTATTCTCAGGAGTAACCACCACTGGTTTCCAACGTTCTTTAAGCTCTGCTACAGCTGCTTCCACATCCACGCCTTGTTCACGCAGGTAGGTACCCAGACCACGCCCTACAGACTCAGCACTGAAGTGTACATCGGGATGCTGCTCCAACCAGGTCTCTGCAAAAGACTTGCGAGGTTTCTCATCAGGGAGAACCCAAGTAACAGGTTCGCCGCCAGTGAAGTTTGGTATTACAGTTTGCGCGACGTCCATGATCGAGCTGAAGTCGCAAGGGTACATTGCTTCGTCTACGAAGCTGTTGCGTTCGGTGCTTTGCATTTCTGTAACTCCGATTGAAAAGAGAGGGTGTAACAAAGGGGTCAGCGTAGCCAACCCCCTGCTGCTAAGCGATTTACTTACCGTCTACACGAACCAGGTTCCACAACATATTGTGATCCCAGTCCTGATAAGTAGCCAGACGTGCTTCCATGTCCAGCTCTTTGTGGTCAACGTTACCGCCGACCGAACTGGTAGCCAGGTACGGTTCGTCGTGATCCAGGAAGATCGGATTCAGACAGAACAGCTTACCGTCCATCAACGCCACAACCGTTTCCTTGTAACCCGGTACGCCGAACAGCGCGACGTGGGTCAGTTGGATCTTGGCTTCGAAGCGATGCATGTCACGGATGTTACCCAGCGCCGCTTTCACGGCTTCGATGGTTTTGTAGTTGCTGACCTGAATTTTCGGATTGATTGGTTTCCAGTCCGAACGATCAGGAGTTGGATACGGGTTAGCTTCAACCCGAGCATCGAACTCTTCTTCCAGCACTACTGGTTTGTCCATGTCGATGACCGTAGTCTTGACGATGTCCACACCAGCTTGCAGTTCAGTGAAGCCTTTACCATCAACGCGGGTTACGTCCCACAGCTCGCTCTTGCTGAAGTCTTCATAGCCATCAACGGCTTCTTCAACAGATTGAATAGTGGTATCCAGTACGCCACCTACCGAACAGGTGCTCAGGAACACGTTACCCTCACGGTCCATACCAACTTGGTTCAGGCAGAAGCGACTGTTGTTGTAGATAGCCACGACTACTTCACGACCACCTTTTTTACCGAACCGTGCAACGTGCGACAGTTGGGTCTTGGTGCCTTCTTGGTGGGCATCATCGATTAAGCCTTTAGCCAAGTTCACTGCGATGAAGATGGCTTCGTTCTGAACGATGCACTTAGCCCGGATACGCTCTTCACGAGTTTCCATAGGCAGCCACAGTGGTTCCAGCTTAGCGACGAATTCGTCGTTGACTGGATAGACGTCCAGCATTACGTTGTCACCTTCTTTGTAAGCATTGAAGATAACGTTGTTCTTGTTGCGAGTGTAGATCACTGGGGTGCCATCGATCGAGGCAACCACACAATGCTGAATCATGCTGCGACCCAGCACACCAACGGAACCATCACGCAGGGCAACGACGATAGCGTCGATTGCAGCGTTTACAGCTTGAGTGGAGATAGTCATGATACTTTCCTTCTTAGGATTGGGATTAGATGAACGAGATATTGCTATCCTATTCACCTGAGTAATATGTATCTGAGATTTTTTTATTTCAACAAATCGGCACAGATCCCTCTGTACACATATGTCAACAAAGTAATTTTAAATGAGCGGTATTTTGTGACTACCGTTACTCTTGAGGCTCGACCATGTCTTCTAGTATTAAGGAGGTCTTTAAAAGAGAGCTTAAAGACCTAGAGTTGGACAGCAAGCTGGTAAAGCGATTGTCCCACTTCAAGCACGCCTTCATTAACAAGAACGACGATCACATCAAGTTCTTCGGTGGTAACCTCTTGGGCGTAGAGGTTGTTCGCTATCTACAGGCAGACCGGGATGAATGGTTCAGTGAGGTACTGGACGTGGACGACGTCTCCCTGACTGAGTCCCTCTATTCGTTGGAAGTGATCAACGAGGAATACAAACGCACCTCGGACGTGGTCAACCTAACCAGCGTCTGGCTGCTACACGCGATCTCTAACTCCAATAAGCTCAGTGCTGCGGAGAAAGAAAAAGCGATGATCGATGTGGTGTACATGTTGCAGGTGAAGTTTATCACCAGTATCTTTGCCCACTACTTTAAGTTCCCTGCTGACAAAGAGATTGCTCAGGCTGTCTACGAGTCGTTGAGTCGTAAGTACGCACTCAAGCAAGCCGGTAGCTGGAATGCGCTGTTCACTGAACGGTCCAAAGACGTGATTGCCCACAACAGCATCCACCTCAAGACCATCAAGAACTTTGATGACGATGATGCGATCTTGTACATGATCACAGACATCCAAGGGCGTATCCGGGAAGTTGTGAAGAAGATGTACGCGGTGTTGATCCAGATGCGCGATAACAAAGACCGCATCCACTCGACCACCAGCATTGCTTTGACGACCGATGGGGAAGCTATCCTCAAAGACCGTCAACGTAGCTTCTCGACGTACAAGCGGTACATCCACAGTGTGATCCCTGATAGACAAACGTTTATCCGTGACGAGGTGGTGTCAGTTATTACAGATGCCATGCACACTATGTCCCCGAAGTTATTTATCGACGTATTGGAACACTGTAGTGCTAACTACGGCAAAGCCCAACACGCTGAGATTGGGGAGTTGTGCGATGAGACGTTACTCCACGCCTTTGAGTTCTTGGCCACTAACCGTGCGCTACTGCGCAACCAAGGCGACCTGAGTAAACTCCTAACGCGTCTGCGTTCGTTGTATATGGCCTCCCGGATGGTAGATCCTGTATTACTGAAAATGCGTGACCTTGCTGACAGCATTGTAGCCAAGTCCTCAATCAGTAAGAACAAAGCCATGCAAGCCAGTCTCCGAACGGGTTTGGAGTTGTACATCGTCCTGCGCACCTTTACCATGAACTACTACTCTTGAGGCAACCATGAAAGAACTGCTCCGCGCACTGGGCACCCAATTCAATACTGAAAAGTCGAAGTGGGATCTGATCATCGAGCGTCCTCCGTTTGAGCCGGAGTTGCGTAAGATTATCAAAAGTACCCGACAGGTGATTAAGACCACCACGAAGATCAGAAGTTGGCAGTGCCTGTGGTGGAATGGTTACGAGGAAGAAGTGGTGGTGGATTACCACGTTGTTCACTACCTGGTTCGCGGTGACGTCCTGTCGTACACCAAACGCTCTACCAATGGGCAGGTTGATCCTGCTAAGTTGGAAGCGTTGTACCAAGAGTCGTTGTTCTACGTCAAAGGTGCTTTGGCTGAAGACGAGTTCTTCGCCGAGATCAATGAGTAAGCGCATAACGAGGGAGGCCTAGGCCTCCCTCTATGCCGTCTATCGACGCATCAGTGCTTGCCAGTGACTGGTGTCACGTTTGGTCGAGTTACCGCCCCAGTTGATTCCCTTCTGGAAGAAATCACTTTGAGTCAGTCGCTGAGACTTCTGGTTACGAGCCATCCGTTCATCAGCCGCACGCTTGATCAAGGAGTCCATGTTAGTGATCTCCTCGGAGTCTTCCTCAACCCGAGTACTCAAGAACCGCAAACGAGCCTCACACTTAGTCACAGTGAAAGTATCATTAGCATCCGTGAGCTGAGCGTACAAGTCGTCAATCTCCTTACGGAACAGCTTCTGCATCTGTCGCTCGTAGATCTCCTCCTGAGTCATCTGCTTACTATTGTCACTGACCCCAATCATTACCTGACTTCGGTCAATCCCATAGAACTCGAGGTTCTTCCCGATCGTGAGCAACCAGTTCGCCAACAGCCACGCAACTACCGTGTCATCGTGTCCAGAAGCTTCGTGGTCAATCCTACCCCGCTTCACTACCAACGCTCGGATCTCTCCTGACAGCACCTTATCCCTCACCAGATGTCCTGCCTTCTTCGCCGCGTTCTGCAACACAGTGGAGTAGAGGGTCATCCGTGATTCAGCTGAGGTGTTGAAACCAAAGTACTTCTTGGTCGTGTCGTAGAAGCTGGTGGTACGACTACCCGCAGGCTTGGAGATCTCTTTGAACAGATCTGGCTTCTCGTTAGCTTCATCGACAATGCGGTTGAAGATACGACGGAATGGATCGATACCGTGTTTAGGCAGGATCATCAACAGGGCGTCAACGATCATCTGGCCAGTGGACTTCTTCTCAGGGATCAAGGTCATGTTAGGGTACTTAACCATGATCTCAGCCAGAGCGTTCGAGAAGCGGATCAAGTTGGTTTCGTTCACAGTGAACGCACCGACTACCGACAGGTCACGCGCAGAGATAATCACACCAGCAATGGCGTCTCGCCCTACGGCTTCTGAAGTATCGAGACCGAGGATAAACTGGTCGTTGCGTTTGGCCGCTTCCAGTTCCTTCTCGTCCAAGTACCAACGAATGCAGTACAGCTCTTTCGTGATCTCGGTGTGTTTGACATCTCGTACCGAATCGCGAATCTTTTCGTTGAGTGCTGGAGACAGTGGAGAACTCTGTGTACCAGAAGTCCACACGTTGAAGAAGTCACGGTCAGCTGCTTCACCAAACGAGGAAGCCTGTGCCATCGCTTCGTACAGCCATTCGTCAGTGTAACCCAATTGACGGTGACTGAAGGTAGCGTTGATCATCAACTTACGACCAGCGCAGTTGACTTTAACCATTTGACGTAGTGCTTCCAGATCCATGCAGTCGTAGAACAGTTCAGTCCAAGTCGCTGCACCGTGGATCATGTCGTACATGAACTTACCGTCACGGTCGTCTTTCTTACCGGCGGTTGTGGTAAAGATGTTTCCGTGTGGAGCCCCGTGTAGCTTAGCTTCAGCACGAGCGGTAGTAGCAGCAGCCAGTGCAGCAGGCAGTGTAGTACCGATGTGGTTAATGAAGGGACCTTCGTCGATGTGGGTAATCGGAGCAGTCAAACCCCGACCCAAGTTGTTTGCAGTGGACTCAGAGTTCTGAGCAACACCAGTGGTGTACTGGTTGTTGTGTTCCTTACAAGTAACTTCGAATTGGTTGTCCGAGTCTTCGCGGTGCTTAGGTACCAAGTACTGCGGCAACAGGTCACGCAGCTTCTTAATACGCTCCACGTTCTTCTTACGCAGACCGTCATCCTTCGTGATCATGTTGATGATGGAGTTACCAGCACCAATGAACAGAAGCCACAACATCACACAGTCAGTAGACACTGACTTACCTGTCTGTCGTGGTTGGATCAACGCGATGTCGATACTGTTTAAGAAAGCCCAGGTGATCGCAATGTTGCCCCGGTTCGCTTTGTACGAAATAGGGTTAGGGCCGGACACTGGAGGAATGCGGACGACTTCACGCAGGAAGTACCAGATGTTGTAGCGACACTCCAAACCGATCGCAATCTTGGTTGCATCAGACAGAATAGCGCTGTGTGGATCTACCCCTTTCAAGTCTTGGTTGATCAAGGCTAAGGGGAAAAACCGGTTCTTTATGCCCATTTCATCGTACAAGGAAACCAGTCGTAGAAAGGACTCGTTCTTTGTGTCGAAGTCTGGTCTGGCAGTACTAAACCGATTCCAATCTTGGTGAAATAGAATCATAGGGGAACCCGTGGGTATAGGGAAGTATTCATAGGTATACCCCACAGGGCATAAACGGAGCCCGAAGGCCCCGTTCACTTAGATCACGCCGAAGCGTCCTGTTGCAACACGATCATGCCACCGATGCCGAGCTGGAGATCAGCCTCAGGTAGACGACGGATGAAGCGAATGAACAACGGTTCACCACTTGCCGGTACCGCAGGAACCAACAGCTCAGTGTTCCAACGATCAATCGGGTAAGTGTACTCCGTACCATTGATCATCAAGATGAAATGGTTTGGTTCTGGAGCACGGGTTTCCGATTGGGTGTTAACCAACGGCTCGGAGTTGTAGAACACCTTCTGGAGCCAAGTCGATTGCAATTCCAGTCCGCAGTCGATCTTGATCTTCCAGTTGTTGACGTTGACAAAGGTCGTGATCGCTCGCAGACCCTTACCGTACAACTCAGCTTGACCTGGACTGTACTCGATGTTCCAACCGTTGCTGGTGTCGTTCCCTGGAGCCAACAGACCGATACCAATCTCTTGCGAGTGGCGCCAGTTACCGTAGCTGGAGTCCAAGTCAGACATGTTGATACCGACTGTAACCCGCTGAAGCGGACCGTAAGCAATCGGATCGAACGGGTTGGAGTTCACACCGAAGGTCACCATCGAAGTCACTTCGAAGAACTGCGAACGGTTCAAGTTGAACAAGAACCAGCGCAGGCGGTAACCCGATACAGCATCGACCCATTGCGGGAAGCAGAACAGCTTGACCGAGAACGCACCATCGAGTCGTGTAGTGGTTGCCCAATACGGAACCGACATGTGTTTCTGCAAGCTGGCTGAAGCGCCGTAGACGTATTCCTCAGCCGACAGACGGTAAGACAGAACCAACTCAACCTTCTGACCTACGATCGTCGCAATGAAGTTCTGCAAGCCGTACAGGTTGAACTTAGTACCATCCACTGGGAACTGTTTCTTCGAACCGTCACTGTAAGTCACCACACCTCGGGCGTTGAGGGCTTCGACTGGCATGTTGATCGCAAACTTCAACAGACTGTCATCGCCTTCCGAGATAAACGGAGACTCCAAGTGAATACTGGTGATGAACTTCTTCGACGCGTCCGTAGTACGGATAAACGCCGTGTTCATGATCAACAGTTTAGCCAACGAGGTCACGTTACCGACATCATCGTACATTACGACAGTGACGACTTCGTTATCCGGCAGCTGCTGGTTCGTGTAACCAACCATCGGGGTTTTCACCGCGTAGTTGATTGCTGAAGGAACACCTGACTGTGGGTTGGTCGGCATCTGAACCAGTTCGAGTGGGATGTTCTCCCCGAGCAAAGTACCACCTTGGTCATACATCGCCGAGATGACTTTGGACTCGTCACTGATGTCCGTACCCCAGAACACTTTGATCTGACTCACGCTAGTACCGTACACCCGCAAGCGAGAGTCGATAGCCAGTACGTGAGGGATTACCGAAGTGTCCAGATACACACGGTAGGATTCTGACTGATAGCCAGGTCCCACGCCCAACAGCATGTCTTCCTCGGTCACAGTCTCACCGGTAGCCGGTGGAACGTATTGAACCAGTTGGCTCAGACCAGTAGACAGGTTGACACTGGCGACGCGCCACAGACCAGTGATCCAGTCCCAGACTTCATCGTCGATGTTGGGGATGTATACACCAGTACCCGTGGGGCCGGTATAGATTTCACTTTTTAGCCACCGACGGTGTCCCCGGTTAGGATCGCCAATCGGGACAATAGCCACATCACTCATGGTTATACCCATCCGTCTTTGATAGAGATAAAGTGACTGATGTCAACTTTAGACTCCAAGTAAAAGGCAATAGCCCGTTTTAAGAAGTTGTACTGGTAGATGTTCAACTCCACTACGCTGGACCGGTGGTGTGGATGGATACTGACGTACCGCGTGTCCACATCCTGCTTACACGGATCGAAATCCAGCAGGTACTCGTAAGAGGCCAGCCAACGCTTGATGTCCATGTCACCGTAGTGGGTCATCATCTGGTCGTCCCAGATCACTCCACTGATCAGGTCAAACATCACCTTGCACGCAAACGGGCTGAACACCTCGTAACGCTCAGTGATAACGTTTGGATCAGACACCTGTGGCTCAGGAAGCTTCAAGGTGAGGTAGTTGGAGATACTCGTGTCGATTGCCTGCGACTTAGCACGCAATGAGTAAGTGTTCTCGTCCACCAGATTACGCAACGGGACAACCACGTCATCAATCAGGTACGGGCTTCCGTTTTGCACGACGTTAGTGAGGTACACACCACTGTGCTCTTCTGCAAACTTCAGCTTGTCACGAGTCAGCGTCTTTCCACGCACGATGATCCGCATGACTTTGTCGTCACGAATATCGAAGCGTTTATTACGACTGAGCAAACCTAGGTTCACAAAACCAAACTCAGCAGGTGGCTCCATCGACATGTCGTCGTCAGGGAAACCTGTTACCCGCACCACTACGTTCTGGGTGTCACCTGGGACCAAGAACTCGCGGTTCGTGATCGTGACGTACGGCCAGTTCAAGAAGTAGTCGAGACCTTCGATCAAGGCGTGTCGATTCAAGAACAGTTCGACCTTACCCATCCGCAGGTTCATCGGCTGGTTATAGTAGTTACCGTCGCTGCGCTTTTCAGTCGCTTTGATCGGGAAGTAGTACAACCCATCTGGAGCTGTGATGTTGACGCTGTAAGTCAGGAACTTGCGGTCATCACGTACAGCGGTATACCACGACACTCGGTCGAGCATCCAGACCACTTTACCATCAACGAAGGTGTAGTCAACGTCTTCCACCGCCGTGACCCAGTTATACGACGGCGTACCAGCCACCATCGAACACTTGTAGTATCGATAGTTGTAGACCGGATCAATCGTCGTGGTCAGGGCGTTATAGACAGTGTCCAAGATCTCAGAACCTGTCCCCACCAGAGCCTCAACCAAACGACAGTCGACGTTACGTGGGTTGTAGTAGACCCCGGAGGTGTGAGGATAGATCCCCAATAGCAAACCGTCAGCGTCAAACTCGTAGCACGTCGCCGCACTCTGCAAACCGTAAGGCATGGTCGCAAAGCGGTCACGGGTGAGTACTGTCACCTTCTGTGGCGTGTCAGCAACCAACTTACTGATGGCGTTGTAGCCATAAGCGTTCTGTACCAACTCACGAGTAATCCCAGGACCTAAGTCCCGCATCACTTTAGGGTACATGGCTGCTTCGAGGTTGTCGGCTCGCCAAACGGCTACAGTCGATTCAATCCCGAGCATGGCTTTAGGGATGTCTGCCGCACTGAGTTTGTACAACTCTTTAATGCGGGAGTTCTCATTCACCAGCGGACGTTTCCATCCTGACTCACGAATGCACAACCGAACCGTGATGTCTGAGGGATTGGACCAACCTTCTTTAGCCGCAATGAAACCTGCCACGTAAGGCACTACAATCGAGTAGTCCTTGTGCGTGACCATGCGCATCGAGTCTTCCTGATTGCGGTGATGGAACACCCCAGTAAAGCGACCGTTGGTCTCTTTCTTGATCAGGTAGATGTCAATGTCATCGCAGTAGTCGATCGTTTCCTGTTGGTCAGCGGTGTAGTGCAACAGGTACTTGAACTTATTGTCCAAGCTACTGGTGAACGTACTGAGCCCACTGATCGGCAAGTCTACTACCCGACGAATTGTCGAATCGTAAACGTACTCCAACACATCCCCCACCTTGTAGCGGTTAGGTTGGAAGTCGTCGACCAGATAGCCGTTGCAGTAAGCGTAGGTGTGACCCAACTTAGCTTTCCAAGCGAGGTACTCACGTTGGAAGGTTAGCAGGCGACCAGAGTCTCCATCGAACGTGTAGCCATTAACGACCACAGAGTTCGCCACGTTGTACGAACGTTCAGAAGCCAAGTAGGCGTTGGAGTAAACCCGGAAGAACACGGGCTCGTTGTACAGGCTATCAAACTGCTCGTTACGCTTAATGGCGATCACGAGGTTTCGATCACCCATCACTTGGAAATACGCCAAGTGGCGAGGAATCTGAACACCGTCGTTGTTGTACAGATCCACCATCATCTTCGCCTCATTACAGACGACGGAGAACGGGGTCCAGGTCTTCCACGAGTCAACCAACCCGAGGAGCTTAGGATGAATCTGTCCAATCCAGTAAACGTTGAAGGTATCGGTGCGGTTTGGCAACACGATGGTTTGCCATTCTACATCGACCAAACGAGTAGTACCGTACGGCCCAGTGATGTGTGCCAAACGGTAGATGTATTGATAGTCCTGATCGGGAGTGCACCAGACATTGTCTAGCGCGTGCTCAATCAAGAAATCAGACATTCAAGGCCTCGATTAGACGTGAAACGTTCAGGAGGAAACTCTTGCCTGCGTTGTTACGATCGGACGCTTGAACGATCTTGGCAACACCCGAGTTACGGTAGCTGCGATCCAACAGAGACATGTACACCATCGCCAAAAACGTCGGGACGTGTTCCAGTGCCACAGCCATGGTTTCTTTCTGGTTCAGACCAAACCAACCACCGCCAACAATAGCGAACAACAGTGGAACGTTGAGGTTCTCACCGCGCTTGTTGTTCAGCACTTCTTTAAGCACTGCAACGAAGTCTTCTGGACCGTCCATGTGACGCAATGAAGCGGCGTGATCGAATACCACGTCGGCTGGAATGCGGGTAGCTCGAGCTACTTTCAACGCAATCTTTTGCAGTTCACGCTCGTCGAGTTCTTCGGCAGGACGGAACATACAAGCGTACCAAACGGCAGCAGTCATGGTGATCAGCATTTGTTCTTGCGGACTGAACATCAAACGCTTGGTGATGTTCTCACCGAGGTAACGGGCAAACACGGTCATGGGGAGATCACCCAAACCAGCCATGTCTTCTACACCGTAACGGTGGGCATAAACAGTCAGTGCAGCACGCACCATGTTGAAGTTGTATTCACCCATGTTGCTGATGCTCAGCTCGTCACCCTTACGACCACGAGTGTAACCCCGTACGTCCAGAATCACCATCTCGCTGCCGTCACGCGACTTGAAGAACAGTGGGTGAGCAAAGCCGGGTACTTCTTTGTTCTCAGGACTCACGCCCCAGACGCAATTGATGTACTTACCATTCAGCTTCAGAGGTTGCAGCTCGCCTTCAATCTCAGCGAGGGACAGAGCCTTTTTAATGCCGTCCATTTGGTACCCAGCACAGGGTTTTGTTTCATACGGTGAGATCTTCATTCGCTCAGGTCCCCAGTGGAATGTAGGTGTAAAAGTTTACTAAACCGACATATATACATTTTAACTTAGAATAGTATGATGTATTCCATCGGTACGGTAACTATACCATTCAAGTCAATTCTCTCTCTAAAGGACCATGGCCTTGAAAGATGAGAGATTTGAGTGGGTTCCCAAAGCGGTAACTTAGATAGATCTATCACAGGAGCTGTTATGATCAATATCAGAAACGCTGCTCCTCGCGCAATCCTGAAGGGCTTCAAAGATGAGAGCGGTCGTGCTCCGGTTGTAGAACCGGAACAGCTTCCTTCTCACTTGGCGCACTCGTTCATCTTCGCTGAACGTGGTACGCTTTTGCCCCAACTGGTTGTCGGGGACAGCCTGACTACTACTTACGGTGCCAAGTCATTCGACTACCGTTCGAAGTTTGCCAACCACCAAACCGTGCTGGTTAACACCATCAATGGCGAGGGCAACTCGCAGATGGTTCAACGTCTGGTTCCAGACGATGCCGCGACTGCAACGCTGGTTCTGTGGCTGGACGTGGTGGAAGATAACGTTCCCCAATTCGAGCGTAACACCGACCTGTCGTTTAAGCTGTCACAGCTGAACGAACGCATTCCTACCGCGACCGTGGTGCTCGGTCACCGTGTGCGCTGGGCTGTTGAAGTTCTCCCTGAGGGTAAAGCCCTGAGTGAGCTGGTTCCGAAAGTTGGTAGCCTGACTTCGGTTCTGAACAGCAGCCAATCCCAGATGTACCCAATCCACGCGTTCACCGTTGCCTCCCCAGGCTCGTACGGTAACCTGGTTGGCGTCCGTCTGTCAGCTCCGACTACCGTTTCGGCTTCACCAATCGACGATGCCACCGTAGATGCGGCGAAAGCCTATATGTACCGGTTCGCGATGGTTGAACGTCCAGACGAATTCTCCACCCCGAATGTGAAAGAAACAATTCAGGGTGAGCAGTCGGTTGACTTCACCTACAAGGCTGGCGTAATCAACCGCAACGACAAGCTGGTATCTGTCGATGACGTGTTGCTGCAATCGTGGAACGCTTCGGCGATCAACGGTATCCCAGCGACCGTGGGCGTGATCAACGATCACCACGTTTACCACGATCACATCGCTACTCTGCTGGCTCAGTTCCAAGCTGCTGAAGCCGAGTTCGATCTGATCTCTGACCTGGACGAAGACGTACACCTCTTCAACTTCGTCGGCGGTACCTCGATCCAAAACGTACCGTACTACTCGTACGTCGTTGAAGGTCCTGCGTCCGGTGGGGTGCTCCTGTCCGAAACCTCCAGCCACTACGCCAAAGGTGGTGCTGACGGTACCCTGGACTTCGCTACTTTCGACGCACTCGTTGCTAACGCCACCGCCAACTACGGCGACCTGGCTGGCTTCGATTTCCTCGATACCGCGATCTACCCTCAGAGCTGCATCTACGATACCGGCTTCACGCTGGACACGAAGAAGAAGCTGCTGACCGTACTCGGTCGTCGTAAAGACATGTGGGTCGTGCTGTCGACTCAAGACGTGTCTGCCAAACAGAACACTCCGTCTGAAGAATCGAGCATCGCGGTTGCCCTGCGTACTGCTGCTCGTATGTACCCAGAATCGGAAGTTTACGGTACCCCGGTTTGCCGTGCTATCGTGATCGGCCACTCTGGCTACCTGATCAACTCCCAATGGACCAAACTGACCCCGCTGACCATCGAGTTCGCGGCCAAGTCGGCTCGTTACATGGGTGCTGGTAACGGTATCTGGAAATCGGCTTCGTCGTTCAGCATCTCCCCAGCTAACCAAGTCACCATGTTCCGTGACGTAAACGCCAGCTTCAAGAAAGCTGACGTCCGTTCACAAGACTGGGACACTGGTCTGGTGTGGGTACAGAACTACGACCGCCGTAGCCTGTTCTTCCCGGCGTTCCAAACTGTGTACGATGACGACACCTCGATCCTGAACAGCTTCTTCAACATGGCTATCGCCGTGGAGCTGGAAAAGATCGCAGACCGCGCCTGGCGTGATCTGGTCGGTATCGACAGTCTGACCCCAGAGCAGTTCATCGCTCGTTCCAACCGCATCATCAGTCAAGCCGTAGCTGGTCGTTTCGACGGTCGTGTAACGATTGAGGTAGATACTTTCCTCACCGCAGCCGACACCCAGCGTGGTTACTCGTGGTCGTGTAACATCATCATGTACGGTAACAACATGATGACCGTTGGTTCGTTCACCATCGTTGCCCGTCGTCGTGAGGATCTCGCACAATGAGCCGATTAGCCGATACGATCCTTGATAACAAGGCGTACAACCAGTACGGTCGTCAGGCCATGGTTGACATCCGTAAGGGTGGTCAGAATGGTGTAGCACCAGATTTCTCGACGTATGTCAGCAACGCTGCGTACGTTCGCCGGAACCTGATCGCGATCTTGATCGAGGCCCCTCGGGGCTTCCAAGATCTCGAGAACCCGGACTACTGGGTTTCGACCCTGAAGAACCTGGTTGAGCTGGCACCGAAGTCCATTGAAGGTCTCGTACAGACCCTCAGCGTTGAGCACATCGAAAACCCATTCGGTGGCGCTGGTGAGATGCAACAAGACATCTCCAACGTTACCCGTGCTCGTTCGAGCCCGTCGTTCACCTGGACCGAGAAATACGGTAAGTCGGTAGCGACATTCCTGAACGGTTGGGTACTCAACCTGATCATGGACCCAGAAACCAAGTACCCTCGTGTGGTCAACAACGCTGAAAAGCCGACTGACCTGCTGCCGGATTACACTGGCATGACGGTACTGTTCCTGGAGCCAGATCCAACTGGCACCAAGGTGATCACCGCATGGCTGTCTACCAACATGCGTCCAAACAGCAACGTAGCTGAAATCACGGGTAACCGTGACGTAACTGCCGCGCTACAAGGTCAGGACTACAGCGTGGAGTTCACTGCTCTGACTCAGGTCGGTGAAGGCGTAAATACCTTCGCTCAAGAGCTGCTGGACAACATGACTCTGACTGGTGCTAACCCTAACCTGCAAGAAGCGTTCGTTCGAGAAATCGACGCCGACGTTAAAGCCGGTGAATCGGGTTACGCCGAACAGATCAACAAGATGGCCTCCTCGGCGATCTCGTAAGTCTGGTATTAAAGCGGGGGCCTTCGGGCTTCCGCTTTATGCCGTATCTAATGAATAAACCTAACCCAATAAGGATTTGGCAACATGGCCCTTAATGAATACTTTGAAGAACCCCCAGTAGCCAAGAGCGCACTGGATAGCTACGATGCTCTGCGTGTGGTGGCCCGTGACCGTCAGGTTGATCCATTCGTACATGACGACAACCTCGATGCTTTGGCTGATGACGTGGACACTTTCGTGGCTAGCGTTGAGTCGATCATTGACTCAGGTCAGTGCAGTAAAGGTACAGCGGCCATGGTGTACGCCTCGCTGGAAAGCATCTCCACGCGCATGGGGATCGTTCTGGAACTGCCATCGCTGGAGTCGGATGACCATAGTCCTGAAGACATCCACACGATCGCTATGGAAGCTTTCACTGACATCCTCGGTCGTATCATCCAGGGTTACGTGAACAAGTACAAGACGATGTTCGCTGGTCTGATCATCCTCTTCCGTGGCCGTGCTAAGTTGGCACAGCGTCACAAGCGCCGCATTGGTGAATACCGCCAAGAGTGGAAAGACAAGGGTGACGAAATCTTCCAGATCCGTCAAACCGGTAGCGCTCTGGGTCTGATGACTCAGCAAGTGTTCTATGCGAACAACCGCGTAGTAACCGACCCGTTTGCCCAACTGTCTCACGACATGGTGTTCTACCGCTGGTTCTTTGGTCCTTACTCGCGCAGTCTGGAACAAGCAGCCAACACGGTAGGTCAGACGTTCAAGTCTACCCGAATCAATTCGGACAAAGACATTGAAACCTTGGCTGGCAAGATCGTCAAGCTCAAGCGTCCAGCACAACTGTTCGATCAGAAGTACCTGAACAAAGGTCCGATCCTGATGAAGAACGTAGGCTTTACGGTAAAGACCAGTAAAGCTCCTCGTCCTGCTGGTCGTGGACCTGTCTTCGATCGTCTGGCTGAAATCTCCGGTAAAGAGCTGGTCTACCCAACTGCCAAAGTGTTGAAGCTAGCCTTCGACCCTAGCCAGATCTGGAAAGACGTCCACATCAAAACGGCTGACGTCGTGAAGTACCTGGACATGTGCGACGAGGCCTGTGACATCATCATCGACTACGTCGAGCGTATGAAGATCCACACTGCGCCGTACTGGAACATGGTTGACGACATGAAGCAGGCTGCTGATGCTGTTGACGGTCTGTCCAACACCAGCAAACGTGCCTTGAAGCAAGCGATTGGTTTCGGCGACTCGATCCGGTACCAGCACTTCTTCTTGGTCAAACAGATGTCGATGGTGCTTAACGATGTGTCTATCGGGTGCACGTACTTCATCTCGCGTTTGATTGCTCGTTCGAAATGACGGCATAAAGACCAAAAAAAAGGAGGGCCCGAAAGCCCTCCTTTTATGCCGCCTTACGTAGACGGTGTCCTAACACCAACTCGTGTACAAGGTAGAATAGCTCTAGTTCAACAAGATACTCTTTGTCCAATGACCATGGTCTGATGTAGTTGTTCTTAAGGGAGTAATCGTAGAACTGTTGGTAGCACTGAGCCTTCTCAGGCCAGCGATCACTGAATGCCAAACACCACTGGAAGTAGAACACCACCAACGGATTGTTCCCACAGACTTGATGCACCCTCATGGGTCGTAGTTCTTTATGGAACTCTGCCACTAAGGAGTTGAACTCCTTGTGTTCGGTATCTGTACGTCCCCGCAGATCAACCGAATCGTAAAGGATCACCCCATCCATTACAGCAACCAACATTGTTCTGTAGCGATCAACGTCCATGCCCCAACCCCTAACATAGCCTCAATTATACAGTAGGCTTAGATTTCACCCATGTACACGCAGTCAAGACCCTTCTCGACAGCGTAAGCTTGAATCTTCAGCACACACAAGTGACGATGACAGAATACCCCAGCTCGACACATACAGGCTATGGCTACCTTACCGTGTTCAAAGAGCGCAGCCCATTCTTCGGGACTGGTCTCTTGGGACTGGTTCAGGATGTCGTTGTAGAGTTCTGCGTATTCGTCTTGCGACATGCTCCCGTACTTGTAGGAATGTACCATCCACTTGGTAGGGGAGAAGGCTGTTTCTTTTTTGAAGGTGGTGTCCACAAAGTGAATACCCAGTGGTGCACAGCGTCGCCACTGACCCATTTGGATTGTATACAGTTCCATTTCGACCTCAACAAAAAAATAAGACTCAGCATAAAAGCGGTAGGGTTGGCCCCTACCGCTTTCACACTTTAGTACTTAGGCCTTGGCCAGAGCTTCAGCAGCACGCTTGTTGATGCCGTCGCGGACTTTCTTCAGCGAACCCTTGTTCGCATGAGCGTTAACGCCGTACTTCATGTTGACGATGCCGTACTTGACGACGGTCGCGTTTGGATCACGCACTTCGCCTTCTTTCGGGATGCCGCCAGCTGGGTACTCTTTCGAGCGCTGGATGGTGCCGGCCAGGGAGTCACTGCCGCAGCCGAATTCGACGCTCAGTTGTTCCAGCTTGTCGTCAGCCTGGAACGCCGGGATCGCGATGTTTGCCAGAGCTTCAGCAGTACCGGCAACCAGGTCGCTGGTGTGGTCCTGGTAAACCTTGACGAGTTCCGGGGTCAGGGTTTCAGGCAGCAGCTTGGTGTACAGATCGCTGCTGACTTCGACGATGCCCGCTTCACCGATTTTCATTTCGGCTTGGATAGCTGCGGCCAGGTCCAGAACGTTCTTTTTGATGTCGCTCATTGCACGATTTCCTTGCGGTTGATTTGGTGTATCTGAATTTTGAGGGGTAACTACATACTCTTGTTCATCACAGTAATCTTTTACTGATAGATTATCGAGCGGTGTAGCGTTGACTAAGGCTCCAACAACGACTTTATCAATGATCGCTTTGATCTCGTCGGCGTCGAGTTCCCTAGGTTCAGGGTACGTAACCCTGATTACATCTGCCATCTCTGTGACGATCTCGAGTTGATTGTCACTATCGATGTTGTCGAACCAGCCGTCAAAGCCTCCACGACAGCTTAGGTTAAACAGGATGTCCTTTGCTGCTTGGTTAGCTGGATCAGAGAGATCGAGTTTAGTGAAGGGATCTCCATCATCCTCGTCCTCATCCAGATCGTAATTAGACATCACACGACTCCATAGACAATGGATTCAGCTAGTTATTGCACTTAGGTAATATGTGTCTCAAATCTATTTGGATCAAGTCTTTCGAATACGGTTACGCTAGCAGCCTCCAGTAGCTTAGGCTCAGGTCGTTCTACCTCAAAGGTGTAAGGTAGTTCAACCCGCTTCCAAGGAACTGTTAGCTGGCCGCTCTTGTGGACATTCAATAGCAAGCGTTCTCTAGCGAGGATCACCCGGTTGTCGCTGAGGGTAATCTTAAGATTGTGCTTGATCCGTTTGTACTTACCACCGAGGATGTTCGTAATCCCAACCACCACAGCATCGAGGTGGATGATCCGATCGAGGACCTGTAGCTGATAAGGGTTCACAGTGACCCGACTCATCAGTCCTTCATCCCGTAGTACTTAGTCCGAGGAAAAGCACCGCACAATGCCGAGCGTGCCTGTGTAGCCCGCTTAACAATCATCACCTCTTTACCAATGTCCTCAGTGGACACAGGGTCGATCTTGTTGTCGCAGCGAACCAACGTGCCGAGAGTAGGGAAGATGAAAGCAGTGCGCTTAGACTCAACCTCCTCCAGACGAATCCGTTCGATAGTGTAAGGGACCTCATCCGTCCACATACCTGCCGCATTCACCGTACCACTGAAACCCGGTGGATAGCCAAAGCCACGTTCTTTAACGCACACGTCGTACTCAACCAACATGTCACCAACCCGCAGGTTGTTCAGAACCATGCTTTCAAGCTCAACCATTTTTAGCACTCCACATTAGTAGACCACCAAGACCACGCCGAATCGGCTTACAGACTACCACCAGTAACAGGAACACAATCTGAAGAGCAGTGATCACCAGACTGAGTTTCAGGAAGATCAGACAGAACAGATCCACCGCTAGGAAACCCAGCAAGCAGATCAGTAGGAATTTCTTAATTGCTTTCATCGCCGTTGATACCACCGATAGGTTTTCAGCACAGCCAAGCCTAGGGTCAAGATGAACACAAAGAAGATCTGTGCGTAGAAGATGGCATCTTCAGTTGAGAAGAACTGCATCAGCACCACGATGGTGAGGAGGTACGCAATGGAACAACCAATCAAGTACCAAGCCTTGGGGGTAATGCTTCGGATATATGCTTTCACGGTAAGTCTACCTTTTGATTAAAAGACTATGCTACAACTTTGTAGTTCATCACCTAAGTAATATAGGTTTGAAATTTATTTCAACAGAACTCGATTTAAAGGGCATAAAAGCCCCAAGGGCTACACACCCTTGGGGTCTTATGCGATCGTGTCACCAGCGAGCGCTGGGAGGCTCCTGATGGGACAGGAGGTCTGCTGTTTGGCCTTTGATCTTCTTCCACTCAGTCGAGGTCAGTTGGCGAAGGTTTGACACTTCCCCTTTGTTCCAACCCTCTACCATACGAGCGTATTCCAACGTCCAGAACCCCTCAGTCAGAATGATGTCATCCATCACTCGAACCACAGCACCCTTACTCACCTCGAAGAACATCTCGATAGCTTTCTGGTACTTGTCGTTGAGTTGCCTTACGTAGATCGACCGGTAGAAATACTTACCGATGATCTCGGCTGGGTATTGCCACTTGTTGTCAGCGTAAGGAACCAACCACCGCTCATCAGTGTAGTCAGCATCAAACAAGATCTTGACGGACGGTTTGACGTTCACCTCGTTGCGGAAACCGTAGATGTACCAACCATCACGCCACTTCTTGTTATAGCGACCCTCTTCCCAATCGATGCGATCCTGTTGATAACCCAAGATGCAACCGATGATTGTTGGCGCTGTACTGATTCGAGGAACAGAACGATCCTCGTGCTTGGCAGAACGTTGGGTCAACTGAGGGACAAACTTCTTAATCCCAGGGTTAACGGAGATGTGATACAGAAACTCCTGACCCGTCTCTTCTGGCGACACTACCTTGCAGTTCTTACCCACACCGTTCTTGAAGGAATCAATGTAGGTCTGGCAGTCTTCGACGTCGCTCATTGTTCCTCCCCTAATCTTTCAAATACTGCACCAACACTTCCTCATCGTCCTTGATAGACTTTGCGGTAGCGTAGAACCCAGCCTTTGTGAAGGCGTGGATACTCGGTTGGTTCGTTGGGTTGATATAAGAACGACCCCGACGATGCTTGAAGAACTCTACAAGCCACTTACCCCCAAACCCTTTACCGCGTTCTTTCGCAGTAATGAAGATAGGGCCAGAGCGCCAGCGTCCGTCGCTTTCCTTTCGAGGGATCGCAAACCCAATCAACTCACGCCCTGAATAGATCGGGACAATGTCTTTAGGGTTCTTGTGTAACGCGATGTCCCCAAGGTAAGGATCGTGGGTCGACTCATTGAGCAACTCGATCATCCCTTTCGGAAGCTTGGAATAGTCAGGGTTACTCATTAAATCACCAACGGGCAGAAGGAGGGAGAACCAAACCAGCAGGGCCAGTTTTCTTCCAACCGAAGTCAACGAAGATCGTGCCGCTAGACACCCCGTTGTCTTCCATCGACACGCCTTCACCTACACCACCGTCCAGACCTTCAACGTGCTCACGGGTGAACTCAGCTTCTTGGAAGGATTCCAACGACGGAGAGTGCCACTTGCGAGCAATGTCAATGCCAGGCTCGTTCACGTAGTCCCAGGTGACGATTGTGCGGATGTGCTTGACCAGACGTCCGCCTTCGATCTTGTCGTCCGTCAGCGAGCGTACAGAGAAGCACACGCTTTCGTTCGGGTTCTCCATCGATTCGCCCAGTGACTGACCTTTAGGACCAGACGGCTTGACGTGTCCGATGACAGCAACCACACGATTACCCGACTTGTCTTTGATCGTGTCCTTCTCGATGCGTACATCTTTGAAGTGGCAGCAGACGTTGTCTTCGTAGATCGTTGACACACGACGCAAGAAGCTGCGCATGTCTTGACCCGGTAGTTGTTTCGGGTGACCGTACTCGCCACGACAAGCACCGGTCTCGATACGACGCATCAGGTTCGAGGATTGCTCGAACAGTGACTGTGCCGACTTCAGCGGATAGAAAGCACCACCGCTGTTGTAGGTGTCTAGTCCACCCAGAACGAATTCGTAGTAGCCCGAACTGTCTGGGGTCATCTTGCCTACTTTGTTAGTGCCGAGCAACGCGACACAACCATAACTCACACGTTCCATAATGGCACCATTACCTTCTCAAGAGTCCTTCAATGGGCTCTACTGTATCGGAAGGATTCACCAAAGCCGAAGTGAGACCCTCTTCCCAATAAGCACCCACCAGTTTTGCTGTAGTGTTACTTGCACCGTACGTCACCGAACGCAGAGGGATATAAAACGCAGGGACAGTCCCCAAGTCTTTCTCCATCTTAACCGCATGGCGATAGAACATTGACCGATCCGCAGACAGACGACTGATCGCAGCGATGATCATCTCCACGATGGCGAAGTTAGCACCCACTGACACACCAGCATGTTTCGGTGCACTCTCGAAGATCCGCCCCAAGTCCTCGTAAGACATAAACCAAGGAACGTGTCCCTTAGCAATGATCTCTGAGTACACTCGGTAGATGAACGTGTCTCGCTTAACCAAGTTGGTGTCAGCAATAACCACGCTACCAGGCTCGAAAACAAACTCAAGGTAGTCTTCGTCTTCGATCTTGATGTAGTTCGTGCTTGTGGGTTCAATACGCATCATGGCGTTGACCAACGACACACCGTAGTAAGTGTCGTCGACCGTGATTGCAAAGATACCAGAGATGCTAGTCTCAGTACCTAAGAACGCCATCTGTTGTTCAGTAAAACGGGCAGGGACGTAGATCTTACATCCCTTGGTAGTTACCAGTGTCCCGTCTTCCATCTCCCGCAGATACGCATGAACCTTCGAAGGATCGCGTTTGAGCTTTCTCGGGTCCATTAGTCAGTTCCTTAGGCGGCTGGGTTAACGCGGTCAGCAGTGATCAGAGTAGCAACCCAGTTCGGGATGTATTCGATCATTGCCAGCAAGCCAGCTTCACGAAGATCCAGAGTTGGGTTTTCTTTGGCCGCTGTGTCGAGCATGGTGAGGATTTCCAGCGCATCGGTGTGCGGGAACATCACGTTGCAGATCACTTTACGGCAAGTGGTGAACAGGCAGTCTTCGTACCAGTTGTTCGGCATGTCCTTCACGTAAGCGTGCAGGGACGTCACGTAGATGCTGCGCTCGGTAACCAACAGGTCATCTGGCAGAGCAGCGATCTGTTGTTCCACACCACGTACCAGGCCGGTCAGGTAATGGTTAGCCTTTTGCAGACGCAGGTTGGTGTTCATCACACGTTCCTGACTTTCCCACACTTTGACGTACTGGTCTTTACGCTCGAGCAGCATGTCGTAGTTGTAGTTACGATCGGTCAGGAAAGCCCCGAACAACACTTCAGGAGAACCACCGGCTTCGAGGAACGTGCCGTAGATGTCGCCGTTCACGCGGATAACAATCGGAGTCACACCGATGTCGTCTTCGCGGTACTGGGTCCAATCGTTGATCAGCACCTTACGCTTGGCAGCAGCTTCACGACGCTCGAGGATACGTACCAACGCACGGCCCGATTGGGCGATGATGTCAGAGACGTACTCTTTATAGTCGTTGAGGCTGGCACGGATACCTTCCGGCACCACTTCCAACAGCTTGAGAGCCATCAGGTGGATCAACAGAACCTGGTTCGGTTCAACGTACAGGTGGTTCAGGTGCGACAACAGCGACGGGTTGTAGTCGGCGTCCTGGGTCACGAACAACTTGTTGTACAGGCTGGTGATGTAGTTCTCTGGCAGGGTAGCCACGAACTCAGTCAGCTCAGTGTTGAAGCGGGTGATCCCGGTTTCGATCAGCGCAGTAGGACTGGCCATGTTTTCCGGCAGTGGAACAGCGATTGCCATCTTGATGTCTTTGACGGCAGTTTCGTTGTAACGCTCGATCATCCCCTGGAGGTAATGGCTACCCCAGATGGAGTGGTAAGTGTCAGCACGCACCGAGATCGCAGTGTTCTTCAGAGTCATCGCCGAAGCGGTGTAGTCTTCGATGAACTGTACGGTGGTGTGGACGCATGGGTTAACTTGGTTACGGGCCAAGTCCAGACCCCAAGTCACGGTACGCTTGAGGACTTCCACAACTTCGTCCATGACGAGGTCGTGTTCACACACGCCTTGGGCGTTCTTGCTCACGCTACCAAACTGGATGCGCTCTTCAGCCGACATCTCCATGCTACCCACGTCGGGGTTAGGCAGGTAGCCAGCAGAGATCAAGGTGGCCAACGGCGTGCCAGTGATGGCTTTCAGTTGAACGCCTTTCTTTTCCAGCTTGTCCGCCAGAGCGATAGCTGCTGTTAAGGAATTGTAGTTAAGCATGGTTACACCACCCCTTGGTCTTTCGACAGACGACGTTGAATGGTCGCCGCGATGGCGCTCTTCATGGTAGCTGGAGGAATCTTTTTCCCGTTGACAGTGTTGGACACTGCTTCACCGGCTACTGCCAGAATCAGACAGGCTGACAGTTCAATGGCGTTACCCAAAACGGTCAGGTTTTGTTCAGTTACTTTGTTCATAAGAAGAACCCGATTGAGAGTTAACGTAGATCAGGGGCCGAAGCCCCTAACCACTAACCTTTTTTGTACGCCTCTACTACCTTCTTGCTCAACACCTTCAACAACGTGGTGGTGGTCCCGATTAACTCAGGAGAGAGACAGATCCGGTTTGAGAAACTGGTGTACGAGAAGATGGCGTCCAAGTCTTCGCCGGATTCAGTCTGGTTACGACCTGACATTACCCGACCAAAGATCGTCTTCATCTGGTTAACGAAGACACCCTTGTCACCCACCCCAGCAGACACACGAGTCGTGATGTAAACGCGAATAGCCATAGAATCCATGTTCAAAGGATTCCCTGCCACTCGCAAAGCACCGTCGACGCTACCTGTTAGCACTTTACGGTTGAGGTTCTTGGAGAGCTTAGCACGCTCCTTGTCACCCAGATCCGCAATCGCCCGCAGGCTTGGAGACATGTCTTCTTTGTCCCCATTGTAGAACACTTCGATCCGTTCAATCACACCGTTGTGCTTGGCTTTAGGGGTTTGAGCCCCGAGCAAACGCAGTGTATCAATGGTGTCTTCATCGAACAGTTCGGTGTTCGCCGTAACAGCGTCTTCGATAGTACATAAAATATCTTCACTATCGACCGTTTGCCCTGTTTTGACGAAGTTACGAACCGTCTGGTCAAACGTCAGAACGATGTCACGGATCTCGGTGACCGAGGTAGTCATCAACTTAGCAACACGCTCAGAGATGACCGAGGAGTCTTCCAGGGTGTCCGCACATTCCAGAATGGCTGTCCGAACCATCACACCCGTTTTCATCGAAACCTGTTTAGGGTTCAGCGTAGACGGTTGGAAGTACAGAGTGTTGTAGGAAACAACGTCACCGGCTTTAACCTTCTGACCCAACTTCAGATCAGTGGCGATGTTGTGTGGGAACGTCTTACCCGCTACCGTACCGAAGCGACGACCTAACTCAACCGAACGAGTAGTCCCGTCCTTATAAGTAACAGTGATCGCATCATCTGACAACGCAGTGATAGTTCCGTCCAATTGCGCAGTGTAAGCGAACAAGTCGTTCACCCGGTGAGCAATGACTTCGTCGTAGCCAGTTTGTACTGGTTGGACTTGGTAGCCTTCCGAGAACATTGTCGAGTGATACTGAATGCCGATGAAGTTAACCCGTTTCGGGTCATCACGGTCAGCACAAGGCGACACCAACGCAGCGGTAGAGATCAGCTTAGTAGCACCGTCCTCACCTGAGCGATAACGACGAGAGATACCACGCAGCGACGTGAAGCTTGGGTCAGCTGTGAGGAACGTTGAGATAGCTACGTCACCAGAGTCCACGGTCGACTCAGAGATTACCCCCATGTCGTTTGGATGGAACACCCGAGAACGTTTAACCATCGAACGACGGCTACGACCACCCACACCACCAAAGGTTACGGCTTCCTGAGTACGCAGACACTCGATCGGGTTGGACTCTTCCACCAGACCTTTCGAGGGGTCTTCTTGAATAGCCTGCCAGATAGCGTGTGGAGCCATCTCTAGTTTGTTACCTGAACTACCACGACGAGCATTGTGGATACGGGTAGATCTCACTACCTCAGCATACACAGCACCGGCGATACGCTCGTAGCCTTTGATCCGCATGAACTCCATGTCAGTCTCAGCTGGAGCCCAGTCAGTGATCAACAGTTCCACAGCACGGGTCAACAAACCTTCCCATTGCGTTGGTTCCTTCATCTCAACCAGCAGGTCGTAAGTGACAGGGTCAACAAACATATCCCGCAGCAAGTCCAGTTCACGCAAGTAGCGTACACCGATCTTGTTGGTTTCCAGAACGTTGAGGTACACGTCCTTACGGTTGAAGTCTTGAACGCTGTAGTTCTTGATGGTCTTAGCGTAGGTGTTGAAACCTTCCATCAACAACGCAATGACTTTATCGTCACGGTGGAAGATCAAGTTCTCATCAGCAAAGCGAACAGCGTACTCACCGTCTGCCAACTTCAGTCGTTCACCGACTGGAGAGCGGCGGAACGAGGTAGGCTTCAGAGACTTAATGATGCGCTCCAAACCTAGGTAGTAGCTGAGCACCATACCCAACGGAATGGTCTTGTTGAACACACGCAGTTCAGCCATCTCCATTGGGGCTGTAGAGATGTCGAGTTCCAACAGCTCTTCGATCTTGCCGAGTGGTTCCAGACCTTTGGCTTTAACAGCGTACAGAGTGTCGTAGTGGTCCACTACAATCAGTTCCGTACCCTTACGACCAATCACTACTACGCCTTTGCCTTCCGCAGCTTGCACTGCTTTAGCACCGAACTCTTCTTCGCGCTTGGTGTACTCCAGCACAAAGTCAATCCCCACCGCTTTGAAACGACGGAAGTGTTGAGCCAGTGTTGAGTAAAGCTTAGGTACGCTCACCAGTTGGTCAAAGACGTTAGACGGTTTCATTTCCGTCACACGCTTGTCGCTGTCATCCAGTCCGATAGCACGGATTTTGTTGCACAGCCATTTCGGGTAATCGTTTACTGCTCGCTCAGATCGATCAACGAACACTTTACCGTAATAGCTAGTGAGAGCAACACGGGACGGAGAGACCTTGCGAATCGGGACATCGCCACGTTGCTTGCGTAGGCTGTACCGTACGCCGTTTGCCAGATAAGAACCATCAGGGTCCACCTTAGGAATTTTGAATCGGATAGTCGATGACTGACCAGTTGCAGGTGTCAGTTTGATCGTGTGAATCTCGTAGTGGTTGAGAACGTCTTCTACGTCTTCTACGTCGTACGAGGTCACCGCCACACCAGCGTTCTGGATGGACATTACCGAGTTCACAACGTCTTTGGGCAGAATGTTTTCAATGTAACGTTTATCGAACTCCAGCAACGAGGACTGAAGCATCGACTTGTCAAACACGGTTGGTGAATCAGGAATCAACACCGGCTTGGTGATCTTGAGCGACTCAGGGTTGATAACCATGTGGTCAGCCAGAGTTCCTTTACCGTACGGGTTAGGGATCTCTTTATAGCTGTTGGCAAGTTTCATCAGACGACGATACTCAGCCCCCGAGACCATACCAGAGTCGGCCAGTTCATTAGCCTTCTCGATGATCCCTTGGTCCATGCCTTTGCGTTCACCACCGATGACGATCAGTTCAGCCGTAGCCGACTCTTCAGCAGCCGCTTCAGTGTTCTCCGCAATCTGAGTCAAACCAGCAAGGTCTTTCTCCAGATCCTCGTCCATCAAGCCATCAGCTTTAGCTTGATCCAAGTCTTCACGCAGGTGACGCTCAACCTCTTCAGCAAAGCTGGCATCAGAGATGGATTCTTCCTCTTCGGTCAATACAACCGGAGCGGTGTCTTCCAAACGCTTCTTGACGGTCTTGGTCCCTTTGTCGTTTTCCACGGCATCAGGATGCAGGTCGTCTTCGTCCAGTTCCTCGTTATCAGCTTCATCCTCGATCTCAACGATCGTGTGGGCTTCTTGCAAGGACATCATGGCTTTGAGGAAACGTTTCTGCAAGACGAAAGGATCAACCCCTTCAGTCTTCTTGCCGTTGACAATCTTGGCACGCCACGAGTCCAACAGACCCAAGTTGATGGTGAACCATTTGTCTTGGCTTTGGAAGATCAGGTTGACTTTGTCGAGGTTAGCTTCCTTGACGTGAGCCATCGGCGTCTCAGCACGGTGTTCACCCAACCACTGGTACATGTCCAGCAAGTTGAAAGCTTCCCAACCCTTGAGCTTACCCAACGAGTTACGGTCGATGTTCTTTTCAGCCAACATCAACGCTGGGAGTGCTGGGATCACCTGAGGCAACAGCATCCGTACAAACTGCTGACGCTCAGGTTGTTTGTCGATCAGCTGGTCAATGTGTTTCCACATCGTGTGGCGAATGTTCACCCAACGATAGTAGTTGGCAAAGAAGCTCGACGTGTAGCGCTTGGTGAACAGTAGTGGAGCAAAGTTCTCCAGTACCAACGTCCGAGGGTTAGCGAACGCCGATTGAGGGTTAGTCAACAGACGCATCTTGCTACGGTTCTTACGCTGGTAGTCCCGCAGTGGTTTACCAATCAGGAACTGGGCTACCTTCGGGTTACCAACGTCGCTCTGCATGTCAAAGATGTGCTCAACGAACACGATCTTCTCAGCAGTCTTGATCAGCGGGTCTTCAACGGACGGACCGAAGTTGACCATGTCTTCAGGGAAGTAGTTGACCACCGCCCCTTGGGGGAGTGTTAACTTACCGATCCCAAACGTAACAGGTACCGTGAAATTCGGTAAGCGACGCACACCAAACCGACGGTACCAAATAGGGTACAGAATCATGGGTTAATCTCCGGTCATATTTCTCAAAACAAGTTGTACGGTGGTGACGTTACTGGAAGCACGGAAGCCACCACGAGGATCAAGGAACGCCTCACGACTGTCCAAGAGACGGTCGATCTCAGCAATCGCTTCAGAGGTATAGACCAGAGTCGACGACGCCGTGTCACCGTCATAGTCCGCACCCAAGCCTGCGATACGAGACGGGTGGATTACTTGACTGTCTACGAAAGCATTCGGAACACGAGTCGGGAACTCCAATGCGAGTGGTCCCTCAACTGGTGTCCAAGTAGCATCCAGTTCAGTACGCACTTCACCACGGATACTGGTCTTGCAATACACAGTGGATGGGTAGGTCGAACCAATACCGGTTACGGGGTAACGCGTCACGATACTCTTCAGGGTGTTCCACTTGTGGTAACCCGAGAGGTAAAGGAGTTCCACCAGAGTCAGTGGCTCGACGTATTGACGATCGTAACCTTCGGGGAGTTCATTGATGTCGCCAAAGATACGGAACGTCATGTCCGGACCTTTATAGATCAGCCCGAGGTAACGTCCTTCCACCAAGATTGGCTTGTGACGGTTCTCAACGATCCGATACGACTCAATGACTTTCTCCAAACCTTCCACAGTGATCCAACGGTCACGAGTGTCCGAAGGCAAGTCAACCATTTCCGACTTGAGGGTTTTGACATCTACCAGTCTCGCAGTAGTAGCCGAACCACCCACGGAGAACACTTCACCCAACCAACCGGTACGCAACAGGTTAATGGTCAGAGGCAGGGCACCTTTAATCACTTGGAACAACCCAAGGATTGTATCGGTGTAGTCAGGAGCCTGAACGCCATCCAAGTCAGCTGTGGAAGTATCCATCGCCGAGATTACGTTTCGAGTACCGTTAAAGATACGACGAGAACCGAACTTCTCTTGGATGAAACCTTTCTTGCCGGTTATCATTCCGAGGATGGTGTCGTAGACGTCGTTGAAGCCTTGCTGGAGAGACTTGCGACTGTTGTCGTACAACGACGAGGTCTCTGCTCCATCAGCCCCTACGATGACCTTAGAGGCCCCGAGGATGCGACGGTACACGTCGTTGATTTCGTCCTCAGTACCACGACCACTGGCATCAATAACAAAGTCACGCAGACCAGCTGGCATGACCAAGATTTGTTTGGTGGTGGAGATAGGGAGATACTTATCAATCATCTTCACCCGTTCAGTCCGCACAGGAGACTTCGACGGTTTGAACTTGATCTTCTTCCAGTGTTTGAGAAAGAAAGCGTAGCCGGTTTCACCCGTCATTTCGTTAGCAGGAACGAAGTCGTTTTCTTCATTACTCCACTGGGCATAAGCAGTGCCGCCCATGATGTCACGATACAGAGAACGCAACTGCACCAAAGCGCGGTAAATAGTAGGATGAAGGACATTCAAATGCATGTCGATATAAGAGAACTTCTGGTCTCGAATTTCGTCACCTACACGCCCGAATGTCAGCACACTGAAGAGCCCATCCTCATGAAAGTTACCGGTCACTGGATCGTACACATCCGGCGATTTTACTGGACGTAACGTCTTGAGTTTCTCTGGAGTAAGATTCAAGATGGAAACGTTAAAAGGAATCTGACTATTTTTCATTGGTAACTCTCAGGAATTTATATGAATACCAATACTTCACCCAAGAGCCGGGAGCGTAACCATGGCTAAGGATAAGAACGAATTTGGGGATGATGACGATCTGAAGTGGGATGACTTAGACTTTGGGGATGACTTTCCCGACTTCGATGCGCCTCCGCCAGCAGACGATCGTAAACCAGTGGTTAAGGTAGCGACCTCTTTCTTGAAGGGTGCTGCCGAAGAACTCACTGACCCCACCAGAGTCCGTAAAATGGCCCTGGATGCGTTACCTGAAGGCTATGGCAAAGCAGCTAATCTCGCCGATACCATAGCGTCAACGGGACGCGAACTATACCATACGACCGCCGAGGAATTGAAGCCCGTAATTAAAGACGCAAAGCGCGTTGCTAGACGGGTTCTACCGCTGACCAAAAGTCTGTTGCCAGAGAAACTCCAGAAGAAACTGGAGGACATGACTTCTGACAACGAGTACAAAGGTCCAAGCGTTGAACAGACTCGGGACTCACAGATCAACTCTGAAGTTGCGGACATCTTCAAACTCCAAATGGAGAATGACGCCCGTGACAAAGCAGAGGACGAAGTAGCTGACCAAACCAAACGCAAACAGGACACGGCTCGGTTTAAGACTGAGTTGCAAACCCTGAATGCGATCTTGGGTGGCGTGAACCGTCAAGTGGCTTACCAAGACCAGATTGCCTCGAAGTACCAGCGTAAACATCTGGAGCTTCAGTTCCTTCAATACTTCACCCTGCGTGACACTTACGAGTTGCACAAGGCTTCTGCTAAAGAGACCAAGTCCCAACTCGACAACGTGATCAAGAACACTGGCTTGCCTGAGTTTGCGAAATCAAACGTAACTGAGCATGCGGGTCACTTGTTCCGTGAACGGTTGCTCAACGCAGCGTCGTCGAAGGTGAACCAGTTCGCTAAAGGGTACATCGATAAGTACAAAGACAACATCATCAAGAAAGGCAAGGAACAGATCGGTGCCTTTAAAGATGGCGCTATGCAAGGTCTGACCGGCGTCGACATGTTGCTAGACTCGCGTGAGCAGATGGCTGACATGGGTGAAGGCGGAGACGCTTACACTGGTGGCGGGAAGATGCTCGGCGGGATGGCTGGTGGTTGGTTAGGGAGTAAAGTCTCTAAGCTGGCTAAGCCTCTGTTGGAACGTAATCCAGGGATTGCTAAATGGGGCAACAAACTGGAATACGGTGTCGATAACTTTGCCTCGTTGTCTTCTGATTGGGCGAAGAGTGACAAGGGCGAGAACACCGGGATGGATTGGTGGAACAAAGCTCTACGGGGCTTTAAAGACCTTTCCCCGACTGAGGTGGTTGACTCCAGTCTCGGCGACTCTGACCTGACTCGTTCACAAGACGCCGTACCGTTCAACCATCTGGCACGCAAAACCCTCACGGACATTATCCCTGGCTACCTGTCGCGGATTCACCATGAGTTGGCTATCATCCGTACAGGAGATCCTTCGCTTAAACGCCTAGGCTACGACCTGAAGGATGGTGGGTTTGCTTCGATGGATAAAGTCACCAAGTCGATGGGTTCGGTGCTGTTCGATCAGACCAAGAACTTCGATAAGGTTAAAGGCACTACCAACAACCTGATTGATGGGTTGGAAAAGCAACACGGGCAAAAGTTCTCTGACACCCAACGCAAAGCTCTCTATGACAAGTTCATTGGCGAAGCAGCTTCGGGGCAGGGTCGTTTTGACGTCAAGAAGTTCGCAGACGTTGACCAATGGAAGGACCTCAGTGATGAGGACGCTCTGAAGCTCTCCTACATGTTCAGTGATGACGTGGGTGAAGAGCAACAGAATAAATACTCGAAAGAGTTCTTGAAGATCCGTGAAGGCGTCAACAACCCGACCGACGCTATTAAAGGTCTGATTGATTCTGGTCAACTCGAGAGTATGCGAGCACTGGGGCTAGTTACGGGTGAGGGTGACGGTCGCAAGGTATCACAAGAGCGTATCGTAGACATCCTACGTAATGGAGGTTTCGGTGAGCCAACTGATGAAGGAACTCCTCCTCCTAACGGTTCTCCTCCTAGTCCTGACAGCCGTCCAGGCGGTGGAGGCCCTCTTGGCGGTCTTCGTAATGCCAACGACGCTCCTAAAGGCGCTGGCCAGAAAGATGGGGGGATAGACACACCTAAGAATCCTAATGAGTTCATGGAGGTCATTGGGGAATACCAAATGCTGTTGCTGGAAGACATCCGTAAGGGGATTGCTAACCCAGCCGCACTCTCTCAATACGCCGAGGCTGCACGCAATGCTCCGGGCGCTACTGAAGAGACGTGTGAGTGTGTGGACAAGATGGTGGAGGCGTATAAAGCTGGTAACGATGAGCTGGTGCAACACTTAGCTAACGTGTACGAGCTGCTGGCTTCTGGGCAACTGCAAACCATGTCGATGAGTATGCCGTTTGACCCTGAGCGTTTCAACACGGTAGGCGGTCACCTAGGTCGTGGGTTGAGCAAACTCAAAGGGGCTGGTAAGTGGGGCTTGGGCAAAGTTACTGGTTTCTATGGCTCGATGCTGTCCATGCAAAAGAACCTCCTCAAAGGTGGGGTGAAAGGTGCGTGGTCTGCTGCTAAGGGTGCAGGCAATCTGCTTCTGGGTAGAGCCAAAGACCAACTGAACGAATGGGGTGACGTCTACATTAAAGGACAGGGTCGACCTATCCTGACGTGGGCTCAACTCAAGGCTGGTGAATACTTAAACGAAGACGGTACGCCGATTACTTCGTGGAAGGACGTCAAAGGTCCAGTGAAGAACAAAGCGGGTCAGTACGTTCTGACAGCTGAGCAGTTTGCAAAAGGCTTGGTCGACGAACACGCTCGTCCGATGTTCACCAAGATCAAAGACTTCGGGATGAAATGGGCTGGCCGTTTGAGCAGCTTCGTGACGTCTCCGTTCCGTGGAATGAAAGACGCTATCAAAGGCACTTTCAACACAGTCAAGGACTTTGTAGAACGTCCACGCGACATGTACCTGCCGGGCAATCCGATTCCGGTACTGTTGGCGAGTGTGATGCAAGCTGGTGGTTATAAGAACTCTGACGGTTCTGAGATCCGTAAGATCACCGACATCAAAGGTACCGTGTACGATCTGGAAGGGAACGTAGTAGTCTCTCTCGAATCGTTGCGGGCTGGTCTGGTCGACGTTGCGGGCAAGAAGTTCAAGTCATTGGGTCAGGCTGTACTGGGGGGTGCTGGGAAGCTGATCGGGGGAGCTGTTGGCCTCGGGATCAAAGCGTTCAAAGGCGTCTCCAACCACATGAGTAAAATGCTCGGTGGATTGAAGTCTGGTGCTGGCAATCTGTTTAACAAAGGTCGAGGAATGCTGAAGGGACTTAAGGTCCCTGGTCTGGGTGGCGATACAGAAATGATGGAAGTGATTGGTGAATACCAAATCCTTCTGCTCGAAGAGATTCGAGACGCTATCCGTGCACAATCGGCTAAAAAGGTTAAAGGCGACTTTGACGGTGACGGACTACGCAATGGTTCTGGGGAAGCCCTCAGTGCTAGCCGTAAGAAAACTCGTGACGAACGTGAGGCTAAACAGAAGGCTGCTGACGAAGAACGCAAGAAAGGTAAAGGCGAGAAGAAAGGCGGCTTGATGGGGTTGTTGACCATGATCGGTGGCGCTGTGATGGGGATGGCTAAAGGCTTCATGGACCTACCTAAAACCCTGATCACTGCGATGCGTGCAATGTCTGCGGCGAAAGCTTTGGGTAGTGCGGCTGACCTAGCTGGTGGTGCTGGTCGTGGTGGTAAGTTGGCTCGTGGGGCGAAAGCTCTAGGTCGTGGTCTGTTGGGTGCTGGCTCGATGTTGGGGACAGCAGCAATGGGTGTCGGTCGTCTGGCCTTCGGTGGCGTGAGTGGTTTGGCTCGTGGTGCTTGGGCGGTGGGTTCAGCAGCAGTCGGTGTGCTGGGTGCTCCAGTCGTCTTGGGTATCGCTGCGGCTGCGGCTGTTGGGTATCTGGGTTACAAAGCTTGGAAGTCTTACAAGAAGACTGGCAACAGTGACCTGTTGAAGTACCGAGTAGCACAGTACGGTCTCGACTACGAGGATGACGAGCAGACTAAGAAAGTCTTCGAGTTGGAAAGCTTGATTGGTCCGAACGTTAAGTTCAATGGGCGTGGTCCAGAGATCAACTGGCAGAACGTTGACGTTAAACGTGTCCGTGAGATCTTTGGTCTGAAGGACGATGATCCTGAGGGTCTCAAACGTTTCGGTACTTGGTTCGAGACTCGCTTTGGTCCAGTGTTCGTCAGTCACCTTAAAATGCTTCAGAAGTATTCGACGTCTACCAAGATCGAAGAAGCTGATGAAGTGGTGAAGATCGAAGACAAACTGAAGTTCCTCGAAGGTGTCCAAGTTGATGACGCTGACACCACTTACGGTGAGTTGACCAGTCCGTTTGGTGACGAAGCTTTGTCTATGGGTCCGTCTCAGGTGAAAGCGGTCTACGATACAGTAGTAGCGCACATCAAAGAGCAGCTACCTAAAGGCAAGGACAAAACCGGTAAAGAACCAGCGGTTGGCATTGCTGGGGCTGCTGCGGCAGCGACTTTGGCTGGTGGTCCTCTGGCTGGCCTCGCTACGGCGAACGCTAAGGCAGAAGTTGAGCAGACCCTAGCCTCTAAGGTTGGTGGTTGGTTGTCCAACGCGGTCTCGTCTATCCCCGGTGCGGGTATGGTGGGCTCAGCTTTCAACTGGCTCAAGGACAAGGTGCTCGGGAAAGACTTCAAAGTCCCTGACATCATGAACCGTGAGATTGATCCACTGACCTCTATTCGCTACCGCTTGTACGGTTTAGCGGAGATGAACTACTCTCGTGTGTCGCCGATCTCTCGCTTGGAAGAGCGGGTGTTGAAGGACATCTCGTACAGTGGTTCGAAACAGGCAGAGTTTAACGGGGATGCTGAAGACATCTGGAATGAGGTAGCTGGTGGCTTTACGTCCAGTCCTAATTCTGAAGCAGTCAAGACCCGTTGGATGAAGTGGTTCGGTGAGCGTTTCCTCCCAGTGATGATTGCGTTCTTAACCGGTGTGCAGAAGTTTGTCTCGAACGGTAACCCGTTTGAAGCACACGATCGCCTCAAAGCGTCTCAGAGTCTTGAGATTGCTCGGTTCATGAACAGCTCCCAGTCCAACTACGACAAACAGTCGAATGAGAATTCTTCGGTTTGGGGTGTGACTGCTTCGCCGTTTGATGACTACGAGGTCAACACTGACGCTACGGTACTCAAACCGTTCATGGCTGCTCTGGAAGAGTCTGCTAACAAAGAGACCCTCAACGAGAAAGTCAAAACGGAACGAGCGGGGAAAGTACAAGCCCTGTTGAATAAAGTCACCGGTAGTTCGGGTAAGGCTAATCCAAGTCCGCTGTGGGAAGACGAAGGCGTAGCTGATCGCAGCAGTGTGCCTAAGCCGTTGCTGAAAGCCATGTACGGCGTAATGCCAATGGCTGGTGGTGAGGCGGGTTACACGAAAGGCGGTCTCGGGACGTTGGATGTGGGTGCAGGGGCTGGCGGTAACATTGCTGGTCTACCTGAAGTCACAGGTCCTGACGGAGAATACTCCACCTACAAAGACATGATCATCGCTGTGTCGAAGATGGTGGGTGTTGACCCTGGTCTGATGGCTACCATGGCATCGATCGAGTCAGGCTTCCGTGGTCGAGTGAAAGCTGCTACGTCCTCTGCGACTGGTTTGTATCAGTTCATCAGTGGTACGTGGAAGACCATGTTGGCGAAGTACGGTTCCAAGTATGGGTTGTCTCCGGATACCCCGTCCTCTGATCCTCGTGCTAACGCCTTGATGGGTGCGGAGTACATCCGTGAGAACTCGGCAATCCTCAAAGCCAAAACTGGACGGACTCCAACTGACACCGATATTTACTTGGCGCACTTCTTGGGCCCAGGTGGTGCGGCTAAGTTGCTCAGTGCTGACCCTAGTGCAAACGCGGCAACGCTGATGCCTTCGGCTGCTGGTGCGAACAAGTCGATCTTCTTCGCAGATGGTCGTCCTCGTACGGTAGCACAAGTCTACGCTGAGATTGACCGTCGGGTTCGTGTACACCGGGCTAAGTATGCTGGTGACGCACGTGCGGCTGGTGGGTTCTCTGCTAACGTAGACGTTCCTACTTCGGCTCCGTCAATTCCGGGTGTAACAGCTCCGACTGCTGCTCCATCAGCTAGTGGGACTCCTGCTCCTAAAGCTCCTGCAAGTGGCGGTCCAATTGGGATCATGGCTCCAGCGGCTCCGACTGCTGCTCCTGAAGTCCCAGCGACTAAACAGTCTCCATTGGTTCAATCGGTTGCTGCTGCGGCACCAGCTGCAATGCCAACGGGTCCTGTCGCCCCAGTAACTAACAGCGTTCCTCCAAGCACTGGTGTAACTAGTGAGCCTGCACTGGGTGGTAACGTAGCTGAAGCCGCTGTGATCCGTAAGGCACAGGCTGAGAGACAAGCACAAGCTGCCTCGTTGCAAGACCAGGAATCAAGTGCTGCGTTGAATCAGAACTTCAGTGGTGTGGCTGAGGTCATGCGCAAACAACTGGAGATTCAGCTGAAGATGGCTCAGTCGTTGGATAACATCGACCAAGGTATTCAGACGCTGGTCAAGAGTGGTTCTGTAGCAGCCGCAGGTCAACCTGCTCGTAATGAACCTGTTGCGAGTAGATCCAACACCGCAGTTAAACCGACAGACGTGCCTGCACGTTTGACGCCCATTAGCATGAAGCGGTTGAAGGCGTAACTAGAGTGGGGGCAACCCCACTCTCCCTTTACTTAAACGAGATCAGGTCATGGCTGAATTAAAGGACACAGACTGGATCAGACAATCGTTTATGTTGCCACGCAAGTCTATTGCGAATGCTGACTCCATTCGTCGTACCCTAACAGATGCTCGGTTCAAGTTCACCGACACCACGCTAGGCGGCAACTTCGCGATTAACCCTCCTCCTCAGTTTACTCGTTATGCTGACTTGGTGGTACCTAGCTTGTACAGTAAGTCCACGGGGATGGGTCGTTACTACAGTGAGGCCATCGATGACAACGCACAACTGATCCACATGCGTTTCGGTGTACCAGAGTTCAACTCCCTCACGAACTTCTTCTTCAACTTCTATAACCCTCAAGCGGCTTCCCTAGCGCGGACCGGTAGGGCTAACGAGATCTCGTTTGCTCTGGGTAAGTTGTTGGGGACGATCATTACCTTGCCTGCTCAGTTGTTTATCACAGCAGGTTCGGCACTGAACTTCTTCTTGGGTCGTCCTACCTCGAAGTACTACTACCTCAAACCAGCGATGCCTTTGTATTGGAACGCTGTGAACACCATTGCCAACGGCATTGCCGTGAACATGGGTATCACCCCTCGTACCTTTCAGGACGATGAAAAGAAATCCATTCCGGGTTCACTGGAGAACACTGCCGAACAAGCCAAGCTCTATCACAAACTCAATCCGGGGTTGTGGCATGAGTCTGGTCAGATCGACGTGTACTCACTGGCAACCAAAGCGCAACGCTTGGCCAACAGTCAACGTGACAAGATGGCGGAGATCCTCGAGTCCCGTGAGAGTCCTACGGCGATTCGCAATGCGATCCTAAGCTTCCGGGAAAACCCTCAGCTTAACGACAACCGCATCTATAAGGACTTCGAGTCTTACCTGTCTGCCTACCAAGGTCTCAACGAACGCAAGTCTGATACTGATGACGGTGCTGCGGAGATGACTGGAGACAAACGGGAGTACAAGAAGAACTTCCTTGAGTTTGTGGAAGCCGAGCACAACGACGGTGCACAGTGGGTTACGTTTAACGTAGAACACACAGGGTCTGCCTCTGAGAGTTTCAACAGCTCGGTGGGTGAGTCTGACATCTCGTCCAAGTTGAATGGGTTGTCGGCTGCTGGTCGTTCGGCACGTTTCTCTACAGCTGATGGTCAGTCCGGTATCAACTTCATTGACGATGCGATGAAGATGGTGGGGAGCTTTGTAGACGGTGCGTTGGATTCTATTAAGCTCTCGGGCTTGATGGCGTTCTCTGGTATGGCCATTGCTGACATTCCCAAGATGTGGCAATCGTCTTCGGCTAACCTACCACGCATGGATTACACGATCAAACTACGCACGCCGTACGGGAACAAGTTCTCCCGGTTCACGGATATGTACGTTCAGTTGTCGATGTTGTTGGCAGCCGCTCTACCGATCTCCACTGGTAAGCAATCGTACACCAGTCCGTTTCTGTGTGAGGTCTATTCCAAAGGGCGGGCACAAACCCGTCTGGGTATGATCGAGTCTATGACGATCACTCGGGGTACTGGTAACCTTGGGTGGACACAGGACAGTGAAGCACTGGGTATTGACGTGACGTTCTCGATTGTGGACATGTCTACGATCATGCACATGCCAATCAACGCAGGCTTCCAGTTGAACGACGCTATCGTTGGCGGTCTCGGTGTAGCAACCGCAATCGCTGGTGGTGGTAGCGGTAAAGCTATTGCTGCGGGTGTGTCACTGGTGGCGGGAACAGACTTTGCCAAAGGGGTGTTTGCTGAAGACACCATGTTCTCGGACTACTTAGCAGTCTTAAGTAGTATGTCACTCGTCGAACAAACGTACACGTATCAGAAACTGCGCTTGAACCTTGCGAAACAAATGGGTTCGATGGATACGTGGTTCTCGCAGTCGCACTTCGCCAACTGGTTCATGAACACCAAACCAGCACGCCTGATCTCTGGGTTTGCTACGGGTACAGGTATCTGACGGCATAGAGGCTCCCTTCGGGGAGCCTCGTTATGCGCTTACAAATTGACACCGGGGTAGTACTGACGAATCAACGAAGTCAAAGCAGCCGCCTTGTGCGTTGGTGCAATCATCACTGGCAACTTGTATTCTTCCATTTGACCCAGTAACGTCAAAGCACTGGCGGAAGCGTACGTGAACATTTCCAAGTTGTCGATGCTCACACCGTTACGAGTGTACTTCGCCCAATTGGGGTCAATGTGATTCAAGACCGCTAGCAGCTCCGTGGTGCGTTCTGGATACTGAGCCGGTGTGGTTTTATCAGCGAACTTGTAAAACATCAGGATGCGCTTACAGGCGTCCGGAGCAGTGTTCAACACACCACCTGCGGTTAACGTCTCACCCATAATCTTCAACGCTTCGATATTACTCGACAGGATGGCTACTGTGTAGGACTTACCGTAAGAATACAACGTTACGGAATTATCGCTAACCGAAGCCACAGCTTCCTGAATCAAGTCAGTAGCACCCGACTTAATTGCGTAGTCGATGATCGTGCTAGCCATCGATGCTTCAGCTGCCAAATCGAACACACTGAAGATGTCAGACTTACCAGTTAACTGCCGCGCTAGACCAGCCAGTCCGTTGATGTCATCCAAGTTACCTGACATGTACGCCTTCACGCCAGTCTTGGTTGCCCCCATGATTGACGCCACGGTACCCTTAGACACCCCGAACTTATCGAAGGTATCGAACAGAGTGTTCTGCATGTTCCCCGTCAAGCCTTTCATCAGACCTGTGGAGCCCATGCTCTTACCGATCCGAGTCAGTACGTCCAGCTTAGACAGTCGTCCATTCTGAGCCGCCGTAACGTCCCGCATGATGTTTTTGAGCATCGCTGGGTTTTTACGGATGGTCTGTGCAGCGTCAGCACTGAAGTTCTTCAGTACGTCCGGTAACGAGTTAAGCGTCTGGTTAGCTTTCTGTTTATACGTATCGACCGTTAGGAGTGCGTCCACCGGCCCAGACTTAAACAGAGAGGTTGCAATCTTACCTGTAGTCACGGTTCTCTCCCAAACGAGACAAAAAAAAGAAGGGGCGTGAACCCCTTCTTAATTCTTTAGAGCTTAGAAATGCTGGGTGCCGACTGGGCGCTCCAGTTTACACAGCTTCAGGAAACCAGCGGCTTCCAGTTTCTGCATGAACACAGCAGGAGGGTACAGTAGCTTACCGATCTGGATGAAGTCGCCATCTTGCACGTCTTCAGCCTGATGGAACTCAAAGCCGTCCATGGAAGGCGGTACCAAACGAACCATGTGGTCGTGATACGCCTTGCCAGTGACTTTGCGCCAGTAGGTCATGTCGGTCGGATTCAGCTTCGGAAGCGGAGTCTCTTCACCAACAATACGGCACTTCAGAACAGTTTCCAAACTCATCTTTATTTCTTCCCAATCAATCCAGTATGTCCGGCTTTCAAGAAGACACGAATGTCTTCCAAGTCGGTCACCAACGTTCCTGTTTCCTTGGCGTTGACCACTTTACATTTATCCAAGGAGTCAGGGTCTCCATAGTAATAGTAATGGGTAAACGGTAGCTCGCTCTCGATGAAGAGCTCGAACAGTTCTTGGTTCTGTGTAATCTTGGCTACTAAGCCAATACGGAACATCCAGTCGAACTGGTAGTCTAGTACGATGTTGTTAGGAATCTTGCAGTAGGCCACGCCCAACTCTTTTGCTTTATAGCCCCACAGCTTACGGAACTCCTGTACCTTGCGTCCTGTCTTCAGGAAGTAATGGAGTCCCTCGGTGGATTCAAACTGCCCTAGCAACGGGTGCCAGAACGGTTCATGGGCGAAGTTAGTTAGCTTCAGTCCCAATGGTGACTTCGCTTTTGTGTAGACGTTGATGTGGTCTACATTGTCCGTCGACGGATGCCAAGATTTAAGTACTTCTGTCACGATAACTACTCTTCGGGCATAAAGCCGCCTCGCTAAAGGCGGCTGTTGGGATCAAACACCACTATTGGGGTCAATGTCTCTGATCGCCTTCACGAGGTTCTCAACACTGACGCCTGTGTGTTTAACGGGAATGGTGGATTCATCAGACTCTTGCGCAGTCTCAGTTCCCACATGAATGATCGCAGAATACTCGGTCTTAAGACCCGTACGCCATTCGAACTCCAGAGTCAATCTCACACGCATGGGATTGAGGAATCGAATAGCCTTCTCAAAGACACCCCAAGTCATCGAGGGCTTCAAGAGTTCCTTAGACAGGTTGCCCCTTGCGGAGGACATGTCGCGGGAGTTTTGCGGGATACGGTTACGTGGATCTTTCAGGTACCGTAGCATGTTACGGTTCCACGTACTCATATTGAAGTTCTGGTCACTCAAGATCTGTCGAAACAACTTGCTCAACGTACCGTTGGCTTCTTCAGACCTTTTGGTTTTGGAGCTGAGTACCTGATTGAGTTCCTTGTTTTGCATACGATTGGACCTCCAGGAAAGCTTTAACTACCGCTTCCACATCACCCATCAGGTGTGTGAATTGTCGGGTGTAGTACTCAACACCACTTTTGGAATCTGCACTTTCATGCAACAACGCTTTCTGGATATATTCCAGTTGTAGAATGAGGGCATTATAAACCTCCACAGGTTCTAGTTGATGACCCTTATCAGTAGACAAGTAGTCGTCCAGTTTTACAACACGCACGTTACCGGGTAGGTTACGGCTTTTCTGGATACGTTCAGACACAAGGTCTTTGTCATGTACGATGCGTGAACACTCGTTCAGCAGCAGTAACAAGGAATGTACCGTAGGGTTGATTACGCGAACATTGATGGAAAGTCCCAGCAATGGTGTGTATTGCTTAAGTTGCGCGACATCAACCAACCGTGCCAAATCCATGCAGTAAAGTACGTCCATCAGGACAGTGCCTTCTACTGTGTGTTTACGGATCACCGATTCGATTTGGTTCTGCAACGTGGGCTTCTTTACTACTCCACTAAGCAGTTTTCTCAAACTAGCTTCAATGGAATAATATACACTTGTAATTTTTTTGAGCGAGGAGCTGAACATGTCTGAGGACCTTTTAACGGACGACAACATTCTACGGTTTACCCAGAAGCAACGGAAGTCACTCGAAGCTGAGCTGATGAAAAACGGCTGGCCTAAGGATACGGATACCCAAGAACAGTTGATGACTCTGTGGAATGACATGGATCGCCAAGCTCTGGGTAACAAGCGAATCGGTGCGGCAGAGAAGCTGGCTGACTCCGACAAATACGTAGCAAGTGTGATCGCTGACGTAGTGAAGAAGTTCGGCTCGAAAATTCCTTACGAGAACGGAAGCCGTGGGGACACTGGTCTGTTGATCGAACAGTACACGGAAGGCGAGAAGCACAAGTTGCCTAAAGCTGAGCCAGTGCCGGGGGAAATGGGCATCGGTACAGCCAACATGAACTTCACGGACTTCGTTAAGGCGTTCGAGGAGGAATAAGCAACATAATATCGCACTACCCCGTAATTTTAAATACGGTCATAAAGGGAGGCCTGGGGCCTCCTTCTATGCCGTTAGCGAACGGGGCTGAACTGAGCGATGTCTAGCAGCTGGAGGTTAACGTACAGTTTACTGGTGAACTCAAGCATCTCGAAGGGAGACACTATACCAATCCCAGGCAGGGTGATGTCCTCCTCAGTAAAGTCGCCCACTGCCGATCTAGCCGGAGCAAAGACCGTGATGCTGGGGATAACCTTATTGTGGAAGCGAGCTTCCTGTAGACCCATCCATTCGTCAAAGTCGTACAGGATGTAAGCTGAGTAGTCTGCATCCAACAACGCTGGAGTGATTTCGTCAGGAGCCATCCAGACGTGGTCTAACTTAACCTCGTTGTTAGTGAACACCGCAAGGCTGGTCAGGTACATCTCGATCTGGTCATCATCCAAGTGGTATGGATAGAAGTTGATCGTAAGCTTGACGTCGTGTACCAGCGGAGAGTTGATACGCTGGTCACAGAGGTTCGCAAACATGCTCGTCAATGACAGACACAGGTTTGTACACAACGAGCCCCGTAGGGTGTCTACATCGCGTTTGGCGTACTGAGCTTGATAAGCCTCGTTAGTCACCATCCCACCAGTGTACTTAGCAAAGTCATCAGACAGACGTTGCCAGTAGTACTCGTTCACCATCTTTGCAGCTGCCTCAGGATTGACCCGTGCCAGAGACGGCAACCGGGTATCAACCAAGGCATCAATCTGACACAGGACATGTTGATCCATTACGCAGCCTCTTCCGGACGCAGACCACCCAACACACGATCGAGTTCGAGGAAGTCAATCAGCAACACAAGAACCAACCACGGATAGGCACTCATGTACTTGGTCAGGTTAGGCTCAGACACCATCCGTTCCAACATGTCCTCACCGATGGTTTTATCTTCCTCTACGTCCAGACTGGATTCGTAGTGAACAGTGAACGCATCGGCCAACTTAGCCACCAGTTCATCCCAACCCTCTTTACCGAGGATGAATCGCATCTGCTGACTACCACCGTGAACGAAGTCCACCAGCACTTCTTTCTCACGGATCATTTCCCACAGTTCTTGAACCTGAGTCTCCGTGGCGAGTTGGTTCAGACGGATGTCGTTCTGGAGGAAGAACAGAAACTCCACTACATCAATCTTGCCTGGCTCATCCAACATCGCTTCGAAGCGACGACGCAGAGCGTACGTGATGTCATTGATGACGTCTTTCATCATTTATCCAAAGTGTTGTCGAGGTGGATAGTTTTGAGGAGGGTGGATAGAGTCGTTACAGACTTGACCTTAGTGCCGAACTGAGACAAGTACTCGATACTCACCCCACCCGTTTCAATGATCGAACGGTTCATGGCGTTGAAAGCCTGAGCGTCGCCCCCACGGAACTTGATCAGCTCAGTGATCGTAGCGTCCAACCCTTGAGCGAACAACACCTGTAGTTCAGGGAAGGAGATCTTCGAACCTTTGGAAGGGCCAGTAGACTGACCAGACAGTTCGTCGATGTGCTTGTTGTTCTCTGGGATGGTCGCTTTACTTTGCAGCAACTGAACCTGACGACGCAGTGGTACGTCAATGACCAGATACTTCACCGGAGTCTTGTAGACTTCCCCAGTGGTCGGATCAGTCAGGATCAGGTATTGGAAGAAGTCGTGTCCCAGTTCCTTAGCGATCGCAAGGTTACGGTCTAGACTCAACTTCTGTTTCGACAGGTTCGGTGTCTTGATGGTCAGGATCTCAGTCCCGTCCTCTAGATTCTTCATGAACTGGTCGAATTCTTTGTCCGTCATCTCAGACAGACGCATCGTGTAGAACGCAGTATTCGGGCTACCGGGTAGGATCTTTTCGATGTACTTCAAGATCATAGCGGTAGCAGCTTTACGGTTGCTCATGGTCGTGTCCTAATTAGTTCCCTATAGGATCACTCATTAAGAATGAACTTAAGGTAAGACAAACCATGTGACCACGCCAAAGTGGCAAAGTGAGATTGTTGTGTAAAGTTCTGGGTAGCCATGCGACGTGAGGTGAATTCCACAGCATGGGTACATTGCTTCAGGAGATGGTCAATTGATTCCTGGGCTTCTGCATTGTCCTTAGATAACCGCACGCCATGGTGGGGTAGGCGCTGTTTGGTTACGCAGTAGGTCATCGCGTTGACGAACTCTGTACTCCCGGAGATGTGTAACACAGCACCGACACGCGGTAGTTCTGGGTCCCATCCGAGGTCCTTGAGTAACGTCAGTACGGTATTCTCAATCGATACCATGTCCCCTACGAAGTCTGAGCAGTACACCAACAAGTGTACGACGTCGTAAAGACCACGGGTTTCAAGCTTCACATTAACCGAAGGCAGTGCATCGTTACGTTCACTTCTCCCCGTGGTAGCCATAATGGCTTGGGCGAAGACGTCGATGCCTCCGGTGGGGAGTTGAATGTTCATGGGGTCACTTCCAGCTAGGTAGTCCGTAAGCCGCAATGGTCGGAGCTACGTGTTTATTGAACAGACGCAACCAGTCTTTCTCGGTAACGTCATCCATCAAGCATTCACGTTCGTTCACCGTGGAGCACGGCAACATGCCCAACTGTACCCGCAGGTAGTTGTTGGTCGTAATCACTGGATTGGGAACATCTGCGGAAGGGCTGAAGTGTGCTTGCATTTTAGCGGCAGCATCAGCACTGTGTTTACTCAAGCACTGTAATACGTTGTCGTAAAAGGTATTCATTGGATCACCTGTCGTTTAAGAAGGCGGACATTCCACCTATATAGTTACTTTGCTGCATTAAGAATTACTAGGCACAAAAAAATAGCCCCTAGGTAAGCAGGCTATTTTCTCTAGAGTTCAACCGCCAATCCGATTCTGGATAGCTTTGATCTCTTTGCCCAGCGCCAAGACTTGGCTGCCGATTTTCTCAGCGATGTTACCAATGCGATTAGCTTGATGCTGACGAAGATGTTCAATCTTAATACAGTGCTGAATGTCTTCGGCGACTTGGGTAGTGGCGTCGAGCCAGAACACCATCATCAACCAATTACCACTGCAAAGCGCAGCCATACTGTAGACCAACAACGTGGACATGTTTTCATCAGTATAAGGCATCTCACGACATTTGATTATCCGGTCATTGAGTGCACGCAGTCGAAGCAGCTTCTTATGAAGCTTACCAAGTTCACCCATCTTGACATTGATCAAGATACGTCCTGCATTGTATTGTGCGTCAGTTACCATTATCAGTTCTCCAGAGAACACTAGATTGTTGTAAACAAGATATTGCTATCCTATCCCCTAGGTAATATATACCTGAGATATTTTTAGTTTTACTGGCGGCATAAAAGCCTCCCCGAAGGGAGGCTCCCACGTTTACCGATCAGGTCTCTTGAGACCGAGCTTTAACAACCCACTGATACTGAGCTTTAACTCAGACATCCTGATTATGGTTTGCTCCCAGAACGCTATCCGATCATCAGTCACCAGATCTAAGCACTTCTCTTTGAGTACACGACAACCGATGGTAGCCCGACGCCGCTTCATTACGCAGCCGCCTTGTTGACCACGCCCTTGTACCAGTAAGGAACGTACTCACCCTTGGCCATACGGAGCAAGTCGAAGGTGGACATGAACTGTTTAGGGTTCTTGTTCTCTTCGAAGTCCCAGTAACCACGAGTGTCCAGCAACTCGTCCCAGTTGTAACCCATCGCCTTGATCTTCTCGTAGAGCTCTTTAGGCTCCATCAGGTAGCCACGAGTTTGAACAAAGCCGAGGTTTTCCATCTGGCAAAGCTCAGAGGTGATTTCCATCGCCCGCTGGAGACGCTCAGAGTCACGGATCTTGCCACGCACAGTCGTACGCTGCATGGTGATCTCTGGACACAGTTCCATGTAGTACGCACGGTCGTGACCGCCAATACCGTACTTGAAGAACTTGCAGTAGTTGAACTCAGTCATCCCTACCAGCAAACCTTCACGCTGAGAGTAGATCACTTCGAACGGCATCCCGGTAGGACCCGCCTTAGCCCGCAGGTTCTGTAGAACCAGCAAGTTCAGGTCAGTGTCGCCTTCAAGGTTGTCATCCGGCCCTGCTGGGAACTCAGGAGCTTTGGTGGCCTTGTTCTGGAGTACCGTAACGCTGTTGCAGTACCACAGGTTGTTCGTGAGGAACGTAAACTTCTCAGGAACGTTCTTGAAGACGTTCTTCCCTTTGAGGAAGGCCAGCTTCTTCGGATCAGGTGCGTACTGATCGAGCTGGTGCTTGTCGCCCACGTGTGCCGTTGCAATCAGGTAGTTGTTAGCACCTGCTGTCAAGTTCGGCAACTGCATCAACATCTGCGTCTTAGCCGCAGCAGAACGCAAGGCGTCAGTGTTAGCACCGGAGTCACCGATCTCGTTCTTGTCGTAGATGCCTTCGACCGAGTCAGTGATGAACATGCTGAGGGAATCGATCTCGAACAAGTGCGGCATGATGCACTTGATGAACTCACCCTTGTTGTCGATGAAAGGCATGGTCCGTTGCATGGACTTCGCCTCTTTCTTCTTGAGGTTGGACATGTCACGGAACTTGTCGAACCATTTGTTACCGGAGACCATCGTCGAGTCAGTGAGGACGATCTTCTTCAGTTCAGCCAGATCCTGACCCATCAGCTCAGGGAACTGCATGGCCAACTGGTACAGACGTTCGAGCGTCATAGACGTTTCGGTGTCGTAGAAGTTAGCCTTAGCCAGATAGCGGGCAATGATCCGAAGAATCATGAAGTGGGCAATCAGCGACTTACCCATATTACCGCGACCAGCAATACCAGTGAACGGCGACAAACCACCGTTCATGATCATCTCCCCATGCTTACCTTTGTAGTAGCGTCCAGTGGGAAGGTCAAACAGGCAGCCCAAGTTAAAGAAAGGGCGAAGGCGTGGTGCCTGTTCAAAGAAATCGTCTAATTCCATGTTTTACTCGCTACTGTGGCTGGAATAAATGTTTTAAACTCATTTGATACGTCCCGTGAGTTTAATTTTATGTGTCTTTGCTCAACCGAGCTATTCCCCACTCAAGGTGACTCAATGAACATCTCTTTAGAACACCAGGCCAGTGTCCTGTCGATGGAAGCGTTTAACCTGCGCGCTTCTCTGACAGCACTGACCAAAGTCTTTCCTCAATACGCTCGTGGCATCGGCGACACCATCCTTTCGTATCTGGCCAACGACCAACCACAGATCCCTCTGGTGCAGGTACCAAAGAAGACCGGTCTGGGTAAAGGCGTTGACTACTCGTCTCACCGTAAAACTGCCATCATTGGCCCTGCTGGTCTGAAGACCAACTACCTCGAGTACCTACACGCTGTAGAAGCCTCTGTAAGCCTCGCTAAGGAAGTCTACGCTTCACAGCTGGTACCTTTCAACCAATGGGTCGGCAGCCTCTTGGGCAGCCCTGAGGAGCTTACCAGCATCGCTGTTAAGCAAGACGTGTTGAAGTACGACGACTCGGACATCGAGAAGTGCAAGCGTCTTCTGGAGAAGTGCATTAACCGCGCTAGCTCGCAGACCAAACACGAATACGGCAAGCTGGTTAAGCAGAATGCTGAGTGGGATGCGATCTTGGAAAAGACCAACCATCTCGTGGTCGGCTACCAAACCGTGAACCGGACTGCGGTCCTCGATGAAGTGGATGTCCTTAACGAACAACTACTGAAGCTGGCTCAGCGTATCCAAGACGAACCAGAAGTCTATAAGGCTTCAGGTGTAACGATCTCGGAACTGGCCAAGCGTTGCCTCGTAGTTGCCCGTTTCGTAGAGTTCTACTCGATCACCGGTTACCTGATGACCGAACTGTCGAACTCGGTACAAGCATCCGTAGATGCACTGAAGCGCCTGTAAGCGTCATAAAGACTGACTACCCGGCTGAGGCTAGGTAGTCAGTCAGCTATGCTGGCTTGTTTAAGCCACACCCAATCTTGCCGTTTGAATGACAGTCCGGGCATCTTCCACCATTTTGGCAGTATCGCCGTATTGCATCCATGACGGCATCGCTTTAACTACTTGGTCTGCACCAGCCCCAAGCGAGCCACAGGCAATAGCTTGATCCAAGTCACAATTCTTCCATATCCGTTTGGAGAAAAGAACCGGAATTTCCAGGGCCTCCGTACAAGAAGCCAAGCTCATCTTCTTGTTCAGCAGTTCCAGATCTTTCAGTTCTGTGTGGGAGAGCTGCTTAAGTCCGGCAAACAGACTGACAACAAACATCAGGCGTTTACCGTACCGTGGCAACCCCACCCGCAAGAGTCGAGTCATTAGTCTGTGGTTAAGACGACTGACCCGCTCCGTGATGGCGGTAATTGGGTTCATAGGGCGTTCTCAGGTCAACTGGTCAAAAGACAGATGTTGGAATAAATACCAGCCCAAATACCAATGTCGTCGTCCGTTTGAACAATGGTAGCGTAACGGAAGGCCGTGTCGCTCTCTCGCCATGTGATCAAATGAACTTTGGGATTCAAGGCCGCCAACGCCGACAACGTGTTTCGGTTAGCGATGTCAATTCCGATCGTAACCGGAAGTTTAAACACGCCAGACTTCGCACCCGTGTCATACGCCGCTTCGATCTCTAGACGCTTCACCGTACTGTTGATCGCAGGGAGCAACTTCGTCACAGGCTTCTTCTTGGCGGTATTTACCTCATAGAGTAGACCTGTAATGTCGTTAACAATCACGCCCTTGCCAGTAGGGTCGCTGATGTAGTCAATCAACATACTTTCCATCACACCCATTTGCTGCATAACCCGGAAGGCAATGCGGGGTGGACGCAGTTCTTTGGTCAGGAGCAGTTCACTCGCTGTGAACAGATCCATCTTGCCATAGTTACAGTTCTGAAGGAACTGATCACCATAGCGTTCCAAGTCCGTGTAGGTCTTCGATGAAGTAATGTTACTCAACCGACCGATAATCATGCTGTTGAAACCGCCGGTGTCCAAAGAGTCTTGGTGCGCCGTCAGCATCTCCAGTACAGGATTACGCTCTTTCAAGAACAGTACCGAGAAGCTTGCCGAGCTAACTGGTTTACCCAGGAAGTCGTCTTCAGCACCATGTTCGCCAAGGTAATACACCACACGACCATCTGGACTCTTCTGAGTGCCGCCCACATTGGTATTGAAGTACCAGTACGGGTGAGAGATCATCCGGTTGTAATCAGCCTTGACACTCCAGTAGCCTTTCGCTTCAACCAGTTCGATCGAACGCAAGGCCTTACCTTTCTTACCAGCGATGACTGCCGAAGTAGCCAGCAAGTCTACCGTATCGTTACCGGTGTCGCCACTGTGACCACGAACCCAACGGGTGTGAATCAAAGTACCACGGTCTGCGAGGATTTGTTTAGCCACCAGAACCTGTTTCCACAGCTCAGCGTTAGCCACTGGGGTCAGGTCCGGTCGTACCCAGTTGTTGGACTGCCACTTAGGCGACCAGTTGAGCAAACCGTTCAAGGCGTACTTACTGTCGATGATCAACATCACCGAAACAACCTGTTGTTCGATGGCAACCTGTAAGGCTTCCAGCAAACCAGTTACTTCGGCAATGTTGTTAGTGGCTTCAGGGATCAACGAACCGTAACCATTGATGTACTTCAACGGCGTCACAGTCGAGATCATCGGGTTATCGAAATACTCAACCTCAGCATCACGATCAGCCGACTTGTAGTTAAAGAAGGACGAACCCGGCGCGGCATCAACCGCATCGATGTAGCCGAAGTTAGTGACTAAGCACGGGGCTCCGGTACCTTGCTTCGACTTCTCTGTCGTATAGATGTATCCATGGACACCCCAACCACCAATACCGCGAGACGGCTTACAGCCACCGTCTGTATAGATCACGGCGTGGAGTTTTGCTTCCTCATTGCTCATCGGTTCTACCTAAAAGTTAGTTCTTCTCAAGAGATTCGTGGCGACCGTAATTACTTACTTGCGCTTGAGATTACGGTCTCGTTCGTATTCCAGACTGTGTTGCAAGTCTGTGACTCGTTGCTCCAACCAGAGCTTCTCAGCTTTGATCGTAGCCTCAGAGACCTCTTGATCGTGGTTAGTGTCACGGATGGTTTCATACTTGCCGACCAGTATAGCATGTTCGGCAATCAAGCTTTGGTACTTGGTAGTGGTCTCCCGACTCTCCCTCAAGACCCGTTCGTACAACCGAGCATACTCGTGGGAACTTCTAGCGTTACCCACAGTCAACAACAGGAGCACCAACGAAGAGCAGAGCAGGATGACGATGCTTTTGTTGGTGACGACAGCGGCCTGAAAGTCTTTGTTCTTGAAGAACACTTCCTTTACAAAAGGCCATAGTTTCAAAAGAAACTTGAACAAAAGGATAGCGTTGCCGATCATGATGAGTATTGCTCCGACGAATGCTCAAGAATGGTATAGGTAATTTATTACTGAACCCTACCCACCCTCGAGGTCCTTACATGTATAATCTTAAAGGGTTTATGGTCTTCGCGCCATTGGCTAACAATTCAGTTGATGTCATTGCACCTCTTGGGGAACTCTCCACCCATTGTGCAACTTTCTCCAAAGAGAAAGGTCAATACATCAACCCTCTGTACGCGGACTCTAAACTAATTAGTTTCCTCAGTCAACAAGTTGCTGTTGACGGCACCAAAACTTTGGTTAGTGTTCCAGTAGTTCACCAGAACGCTGCACTGACTTTGAGCCAGTGGATCTATACCAAAGCCCTCGCTCAAGAGATCTCGTTTGACCGTGACGCATTCCAGTCCGCCCTACAGACCAGCTTCGGTCAATCGCACCTCGACTTAGCCTTCGGCGAAATCGTAAGCGATGGTGTTCGTCAAATGCCTGAGTGGGTCAGTTACAAACTGAACGACCCGGCAGAAAACACAGTACGACTGTGGCTTGCTGATGACTCTTTTCGTCGTCAGTACGACGAGTACGAAATTGGCTTCGTAGCCCCGATCGCCGTAATCGACGACTTCTTCAAAGACCCCCTGGTGGTGAAGCAACTGACTGATGCGTGGACGTTGACCACCGCACTGGAAAAGGCTGACGCGTTGAAAAACCGTAAACCTGAAACCGTGCTGCTCAACAAGCTCTACACCTACCACGCTCAGAACGGTTCCAACATCACCATTAATACCAACTGGACCGTAGTGATCTGGGGCCCAACTGGTAATAACCCAGACATCATTAAGCAAGAACTGGCCAAGTGGATTCTGGCGAACTCACAACATACCGAAGAAGAATGGATGGATCTTTTCCCAGACATCTTCACTTCGACTGAGTTCATCATCACGCCGTTCTGGGAACACATGGCGATTGAACAAACCTCAATCACCACCGGTGTGTATTCACCGTCGATCCCACTGACCGACGTCACCGAAATCTCCACGGCAACGATCAAGGGTAAGAACTACACTCCTGATCACATCGCGGCTAACCTCGTGGTTTCCAGCGTCCTGTACGGTTCGTTGGCTCTGACGATCTGCGGTGGTCCGTACAACCGTGGTGGCGTGAAGAAGTTCACTGAGCAATGGCCTGACTACATCAACGTGTCGACCAACTCACCAGACTTCAACCGGATGAAACTGGAAACCCAGAACTTCATCAACCTGCTGTACGAAATGCTGATCATTGCTGAGTCTGCTACTCTGGTCTCGGACATTCCAGTCGGCATGGCTCGGGTGACTCGTAACGGTATCGTCTACATCGGTGCTTCAATGAACGACGTCCTGTATCTGGTTGTAACCAAGTACTCGATGCTCGACATCTAACAGAGGTGAGTTATGGCCGGTATTACTCCTCCACTGTTGACTAAAGGGCGCTACACGTTAGTTGCTCCGTTCGTTGCGTTACCGACCGTCCTTTATACGTGCAATGCTATCCGTACATTCGACGAGTGTCTGGTTAGTGGTGTGGATGTCCTCAACGGGGTGTACATCGCTGCGGGACTGACGAAGGTTGAATACGACCGGGACTACAAGGCTGGCAAGAAGATTGTCACCTTGATGTCTGATACTGAGACTCCGATCTATGTACCGGATTCTTACATCGAGTCGTTCCCCAACTTTGATGCTGCGCCTTACAGCCACATCGTGTGTTCATTGGACTTCGGTGCACTACCTGACTTCCTCAGCTTGTCTAACCTACAACTGGAGATAGCCGCACTGGCTTCTGACGTCGTGGGTAAAGAACCTGTAGTGAAGATCCATCGGGCTCCCTCGACTGGACTGGTTACGCCAGAGCAACATGAGATTGCTGAAGTAGCACGTCAAGCTGCGATCTCTCGACGCACCACGTACCGGGCTGAGAACATTCAACTGCGGACACGTATCACCACGCTGGAAGAACAGAACCAAATCCTGGTAGACCTGTTAAAGGCTAACGGCATTTTGTGACGGCATAGGGAGGAGCCGTGAGGCTCCTCCTTTTATGCGGTGAAACGGAAGAACGTGATGTACCGAGCATCGGCGTAATCTTGTACGAACAACAACTCGGTCAACCAATTCACGTAAGCGTCCGTCCAAACTAGACGGAGTTCACGAGACAAGAACCGTTCAATCTCACGTTGCCGTGCTTGCCGACGATTGTTCTGGATTGGGAACATCTGCTGGATATAGTGGATGGCCAAGGTAGTCTGTAGGTCAAACCCACGGCTTTCTTGGTCAGTACACGCCACGTAAGCAAACTCGTTGGCTCGCTCTAACTGCTCTGCGATCAGTCCAGGTTTACTGAAGAGGAGTGTGACCCCCTCCTCAGTGAAACAGTTGACCAGTACATTCACGGTGTCTTCAAACGTAATCACGTTCTCACCATCGAAGCTTCGAGTGAAGACGATGTTCTGGTGTTCCTTAAGCAGACCGTCTCGTAAACGAGCGAAAGCTTTGGTCGGCTTAAACAAACCAGTTTGTGACAACTTAGCGTGAACGAATGTCATTGCACCTGATACTCCCAACGGAGATCCTGATCAGGGTAACGGGAGAACCACCCCAGCTTGTTGGCGTTCAGGTCAGAACCTGAGAAACCGAAAGCCGCAGTAGCACTACCCATCACCCCACGGAAGAGGCAGACTGCGTAGCGATCCCACGCTGGTTCCATACACGGAGTCACCTGAATGTCCATAGCGACTGGAGAGAAGCAGTAGTTATACGCTTCCAAAACCTCACACTCACCAACGGCACACGGAATGCCATCACGTTTTGGGATGTAGAAGATCGGAACCCCGGAGATCAGATCATGCTGCTCCAACAGGAAATCTTCAACCTTTTCTACTACACCCAGCGAATCGAGATCACTCATCATTAAGCCGCCTTATTACACATCGTTAGAACCAGGTTCTTCTTCTTCCTCTTCTTCAGAGGACTCATCTTCGGACTCTCCAGCATCGTCCCCGGTGCCGGCATCGTCATCGGAAGAATCGTCTTCAGACTCTTCCTCTTCTGTGTTGTCACCCGAATCGTCGGAGTCAGTATCGTCGCCTTGGTCACCGGCATCGTCACCACTGGTGTCGTCCGAACCATCGCCGCTACCTTCTGGGGCAGTACCATCGCCATCGCTAGCACCAGTGCCATCAGCACCCAGGTCGCCTTGGTCATTGTCACCACCTTGACCTTCACCTTCTTCGCCTTCCGGCATTCCAGTGTCGGCCTCGTTCACGCCCTCAGGACGTGGATTCTGATCGTCTTCCGACAGAGTCAGGGTACCGGCCTGCATGGCTTTCTCCATATCCTCTACGATCACACGTTTAGCTTCGCCAACAGCCACTGGATCACCGATACCGGCCAACGGAATACCACGGTCGCGCAGCAGTTCCACGCAGGCCAGGATTTGGTTGAGTTCCTTGATGGCCCCGAGGGTCAGTGGTTCCCCAGTTTCGGAGTCAGTCGCTTTGATACCGGCGAAGTTCAGTTTGGAGAAGGCTTTGCCCAACTCACATGCTTCCTCGGTGGCTTTAGCAACCAGAGTTTCAATAAGGTTCATGCAGATTACCTTTACAGTGGGTTTAAAAGAGTACCGCACCGCCCAGAGTCTTCGGGTGGTGTCTGAGCGGTGGTTGACGCTCCTTTCACCTTATACGTGAAGGTGGAGTTATCAAACCATTAGTGCGGTAATCATGTCATTGTGACGTGTTGGTTGTGTTTTACCGGGACAGCGATGTTACTCGCATCGATCACCATTACTTCCGCTTGGGTGAACGCACCATGAGAAGAAGCATAGTGAGAGATCATGAATACCTGAGAAAACCCTTTGGATTCCACGAGGTCTTTAATGAAGTTCATCACGTTCAAACGGTGAGTCTCATCAAAGGTTGCCCCGAGTTCATCCAAGTGCAACGGGTAGTTCGTCAGACGCAAGTAGAACATCACCACCAACACGAAAGAGAAGTTGATCATCTCCTTCTGACCCTTGGAAGTGCGATACACGTCATCAGGACCGTGGGGATCACCATCAATCCGTACAGGGAAGCGATAGTTCAGTTCACCCGAGTCCAGCCCACACGCTTGGATTTCCATCTGGTACGTCCAGACGTTTTCAATGATCGCATTCATGTGACCAGTGAACGCCGCAATGAACCCAGACATCTGTTCAGCAATGAAGCCGTCTTTCGGTGAGAGGATGTCAGCAATCAGCTTGTTAGCTTTCTGCTTGAGTTCCACCTCGTCACGAAACTTCTCCATATCACCCAGCAGGTTCTGGATCGTTTGCTTCTCAGACAGCTTGCTATTAAGGAACGCTAGACGAGACTGAGTAGTGCGGGTCAGCTCAGCAATAGAGTCATCGCGCATCTCCACCACGTAGTCTTCAAAGGCCGCTACAGACTTGTCGTAGCCTTGACGCAGTTGGGTGTCCATCTGTATCAACTGTTCAGCCTTCTGCTTCATGACGACCAGCTCAGCACGACTCGCTTCCAGTTCAATCATCTGCTCAGTCAGAGCGGAGATCTTTTGGTTGCTCTGTTCGATACGAATCGACAGTTGTTCCGAGCCGTTGGTCTTGCGCATGGCATCAACAGTCAGGTTCAGTTTATCCATGCGTTGTTCCGCATCGACCACTTCCAACCACACCTTAGCGTCTTTGGAGAAACTACCGAACTCAGCCAACCACGCTTTAGGATCGTTGTTGATTGCGTCTTCGTCCAACATCGCATTCCAGTACAGCGACAGGGATGGGTTGTTGGAAACCAGTGCACGGTAACGCATGAAGTAACCAGAGAACTCCCCAGCAGCTTCAAGGTAGTCTTCACATTGCTTCAAGGTAGCCGTAGCGTCAGCCAACTTAGCTTGGAACTCGACGACAGCATTCTCTGCGGCAATACGACGACCTTCCGACATACCCGGTAACCACGAGAAGGAACACTGTGGACATTCAGTCTTACAGGCTCCTGCGATGTGCTCCAGAGTCGCTTCCTCTTTAGCCACACGGTTAGCAAACCCTTCGACTTGTTTCTTCAAGTCCAGTCGAGCATCACGAGCTTCTTGTACCGTCTGCTTATTAAAGCGTTTGGTCGAGTTATCTGGAATACCACGCAGTACGTCTCCCAGCTCCTCCTGTACGCTCTCAATCGAGTTGAGGATAGCCCGTGGGTCAGTGTCCCCGAAGTCCGTATAACGGATCAGGTGCGTCCGTAGCTCCTCAGCCTTAGCCTTTAGAGTGACCAGCTCCTGCTCTGCTTGTTCCAGAGACTCCACACCCCCACCTTCTACGGTGCGTTGTAGTTGTTGAAGGTCATCCAGTGCCTCAGTGGTCCACTCCCGTGAGTGTTTCACTAAGTCTAACTCTTTGTCGATCGCAGTGATACGGTCGGAGAGTTCTTCCATCGAACTGAACTTGCCTTTAATGGGATTACCCATCGCCAGCATACGGTCAGCCATCTGACATTCCCAATCGATCATCCGTTTAACACGGGACTCACCACCGGACAGGTTACGGTTAGAACGACTGAGGAACAACAACTCCAGTTCTTTCTGGAGACGTTCAGCCTCTTCAGCCCACTCGCCTGTCTCACCCAAAGCCTTGAGCTTCTTCTGCTCATTGACCATACGTTCAGACAGTTCTTTAAACGTACCTTGAGAGTCACGGGCAGAGCTACTGTATTTCTTGAACTGGTTGGTAGCGTAAGTGAAGTCAGTGTCACTGAGCATAGTCAGCCACTTACGACGATCAGCTGTGGACATGTCAGTGAACAGGATTTGTCCAGTCACCAGTTCGTGGAGTTGGTCAGTCATGCGGAATTCTTGCCAGCACAGTTCTCGCTGGACAGAGATAGTTCCCCCAGGGTTTAGTTCAACCCCGTCCTTCAACATGGAATGCTTAGAGCCAGACTTAAAGCTCGAGGTGCAGATGTATTCGTGACCTTCGTGTTCCCACTTAGTCATCTCCTGTCCACCCTTGATGTAATCCTTGGGGTCTGCTGGCATTGGACTCGCAGCATTGATTACGGAGGACTTGCCACTACCGTTAGTGCCTAAGATGATTTGGTACAGGTTGGTTGGCTTGTAGTGTAGTTTATTGATGTTATTAAGCATCAGTCTACGACTGCCTTCCATTAACAGCTCTAGCATTCGCATTATAAAAAGCTTCCCCAATTTTACTAACATAATGTACAGAGCGTGGGTAATAATTAACTTATGGTTTGAAACCCCATCACAAAGGAGCCTCCAGTGGACGCGACCGTATTCAGAATCGTCTCTATTGGGATCGTGGCAGAAAACAAAGCCATGTTCGCCAAAGAGGTCGATGTCACCCCCATTGAAAGCATGAGCATGTTGGATGGGGAAATAAAATCTAATCCTACGGCTGTCGAATCAGAAGGCACAGACGCCCGTGGACAGAGCTTTGCGACTCGGGCTACCGTAGACTCCACTGTGACGGCAACGTGGCTCCCATGGGGCTCTAATCGCGTTACACCGCCTGATGTACGTCGTGGTGAGCGAGTGTATCTGTGGCAAGCTGCTGATGCTGACAAATATTACTGGACTTCCAGTGGTCTAGACGATCGCCTGCGTAAACTGGAGACGGCTATCTTTGCCTTCAGTGCTTCCAGTAATGAGACAGACTCTGGGATTGATGTCGACAAGTGCTATTTCATCGAGATCTCTACTCACCAGAAGCTCATCACTTTAAAGACGTCCTCAGCTAATGGTGAACCGTACGAGTACACTTTCCAGTTCAACACTGGTGAAGGTGCGGTGACCCTAGCAGATGATGTGGGTAATTACTTCGAGCTAGACAGTGAAGCCCAAAAGCTCACACTGAAGAACCAAGCTCAGTCGCATGTAATTCTCGACAAGACTCGGATCAATATCAAAGCACTCGACGAAGTGGCTATTGATGTAGGGGCATCCCAAGTGTCTATCACTCCGGGTGGGACCATCTGGAAGACGCCGAAGTTCGAAGGGGGTAGTTGATGCCTGGAATCACTTTAGTCGGTGTACACAAAGCCGGTGGAGAGATCTTAGGTCCAGGAGAACCCACCTTTACTATTAATGGAGCACCTGTCTCACTGCTCAACGACACCGTGGTCCCTCATGATGGACACGTTAACGTCAAGTTAGTGGAAGGTTCAGCTTGGATGACGTGGAATGGCGTCCCAGTCGTCCACCAAGGACACTTAGCCAGTTGCGGACACACGGCTGAGGGTTTGGCCAATTGGATCATTGAGTGACAGCATAGAGGCTCCCTTCGGGGAGCCTCGTTATGCGCTTACATGTCAGAACCGATCTTCAGGAAGTAGGCTTTGGAGAAACGGAACGGATTGATCGTCGAACGAGTCGGGTCAATCGAGTTACCCTGTCCCCAGTCCGTGGTCTCGAAGTTGTACTCAGGACGATTGTTATTCGCCCCAGCCAACACATACGTGTCAGCTTCAGTGATGGTCCAGTAGTCGAAGATCCGACCTTTACCAAAGATCACTGGCCACACCGGACGTGTCCGAGTGAAGTAACGATCAGGAGTTTGTGAAACCCCCAACTGTTCACGGTCTACATAGATGTCGGAGTTGTTGATCACCACCAAGAAACTCTGTGGCAAAGCCAACATCTTGCGGATCACGATGTCGCTGGTGAACTGATCCAGACCAATCTGATCGTAACCACCGTTCTTGTAGGTCAGGTGTTCTTCGATAGTCGAGAGATCAATCAGTCCCTTGGCTTCAAAGTACCAATCCACGAACACTTGGTTGCGCAGGTCCAGACTGAAGGTTGAGTCCCCCAGACGTTTGAACGCACGCTCCAGTGGCAACAGGTAGCCCATGAAGCTGAGCATCACAGTCTTGTCAGCCAACGGTTCATCTGAGGAGATAATCGTGTTGACGTACAACTGAGGATCGATGCCACCAGGACTGATCATGTTGTCAGTGATAGGAATCGCTCGAACCCCACCCACAGCTTTGAAGTTCAGGATACCAACGTGGTTGTCGTTAGAGATCCGTCCAGTCAGCCCACCATTGTAAACACGGATACCGTCAGAGTCGTAGTCCGAGTAATGGAGCAATCCGTTAACGTCCACCAGACAGTTCTCATGGAAGTCCTGATAGGTGAGTCCCGCCTTAGTCAGGAGGAGGTCTGCTGCATCAGACAACAGGTAGTCGTTACCATGAGCAATGGTGCGGTGTGTCGGAGCCATCGAGTAACCGGCTTGTACAGCGTCACGGTACTCCACGAACTTTGGTTTGATCTCTGGGATCGTAGTTGAGGTAGGGAGAGACTCGTTCCCCAAACCTACCAACCACTGTGTCACTGTAGTGCCCGGCTTCACCAAAGTGAGGCGACTGCGTACAGTGTTTAGGTCCAGTGAGACCTGTCCAACGACGACTGGGTTAGTGAGGATCAGGTAAATCCGCGAGTAATCCGTCCAGAGCCTGAAGACATCCATCGCTGAAAGATCTACTTCCGACCAACTACCAGTACGACCACGCGTTCTGGCTAACGATTTTACGAGTGAGTACATGGCTAAATTCTCTTGAAGGGCGGAACACGAGCCGGGTAATAGTATGGTGCGTATTCTTTTACAGGCAACTATAACATTCGCTGTTTTCACAGGAGTCATCGGTATGGCGACAACCTATACTTACCCATTTGACCCTACTGGTGCTGCGACAACTAACGCCGTTGCTAACGAGCGACACGTGTTGTCCCCACCAGCATGGAAGGACTTTTACTTCATAGTCCCTAAGTTTGCCCCTTACTTCCGGGACTCGTTGCGGGTGATCCATCGCCCGTCAGGTAAGCTCCTCGTCGAAGGTAAGGATTACCATTGCACTCACTACTTCCACGCAGCTTCTCACGGCGTGGCACGGCGAGTGTACGGTTCAATCACGATGCTCGACAAGACGCTGATCGGTGTCCTCGAGATCAACTACCAAACCCTCGGCGGTGACTGGGTACTGGATGCGTCGGCTGACTTGACTCGTCTGACCAACACGCTGACCAACCCTCGGATTACTACGTGGGAAGAAGTGGTTGATGTTCCATACCAGTTCCCTCCTATTGATCACCAGTGGGACCTCGAAGACCTCAAGGGCGTTGAAGCCATCCTTCCGATTCTGGAATCGATGACTGAAGCAATCCGCGACTCGGCTGGTTCTTCGTTTGCATTGCACATCGCTGACAAAGCGAACCCTCACTCGGTAACGAAAGACCAAGTGGGACTTGACCAAGTTCAGAACTTACCCATTGCGAATATTTCAGAGGCCAACGCTGGTACTCTCAATACTCGTTACATGACGCCTGTTCGCACCAAGAACTTCGTTGACGCCTACGTCGTACCGTTGCTCGAAACCCACAAAGCGGACTTGAACAACCCTCACGGGACGACCAAGACGCAAGTGGGTCTGGGCTTGGTTGAGAACTTCAGCATCGCTTCACAAGCAGAAGCTGAGACGGGTAGTGCGACTAACCGTTACATGACTCCGTTGGCGGTTAAGCAAGCCATTAACATGTTGGCGAACACCGGCCTGTCTACGCACTTGGCAGACATCAACAACCCACACCAAACCACCAAAGCTCAAGTGGGCCTCGGTAGTGTGGAGAACTTGCCGGTAGCGACGACTGCTGAGGCTGAGGCCGCTGCACGTAACGACCGCTACATGACTCCACTGGCAACCGCTAAGCAGATCCAGGTCTTGGTCAAAGACTCGATGGACTTGCACTTGAACGCGGTGAACAACCCCCACTTGACCACCAAGGCTCAGGTAGGGTTGGGTAACGTTCAGAACTACCTGACCGCCACTCAAGCAGAAGCCGAAGCTGGCTTGATCACCACTGCGTACATGACGCCGTTGATGACTCGTAAAGCGATCGAAGCGATTGCTACTGGTTCCATCGGTTCTCACTTGGCTGACAGTAACAACCCCCACGCTACGACTAAAGCGCAGGTAGGTCTCAGTAACGTAGAGAACTACACCATCGCTAACACCACAGAAGCTCAGGTGGGGGATTCCAATACCCGCTATATGACCCCTCTGTTGGTAAAGGCGGCGATTGATGCACAAGTGGGTACTGGGGTGTCTGGTCACGTTAGTGCTGTGAACAACCCGCACCAAGTGACTGCTGTTCAAGTCGGTACGTACGCTTCGGGTACTCTGGACACCATGTTCGCTGCTAAGCTGGGTACTCTGGCTATGGCTGCTGATTCGGCTGGTCTGGAAGGACACACCTACGAGGACGTGTTGGTAGCTGCGAAGAGTCAAGGGACTTTGAACTCGGATAAACTGGGTAACCAAACTCTCGCTCAAGTACTGGCTTCCGCTAAGGCTCAGACCGCTGATAACTCCACGCTACTCGGCGGCAAGACGGCAACTCAGATCGGTGACGAACTGGTAGCGGCTCTGGCTTACACCAAGCAACTACGTGTGCCTGACTACGCCATCGCTAACGATGCCACTAACAAGTGGATTCCACTGTGTAAAGCGTCCCCAGTGGTCAACATCGACACCGATGACCTATGCATCATGTTCAACGGTCTGAACGAGGTCAGTGGTCGGACCATCACCGGCATCATTGACCTGAACACTACCGCTCTGACGTCGTCTGTTACGATCCTGTCGGGACACGTCACGGACTTGGAGATCTTGTACACGAACGTCGGCGGTGTATTCCGACTGTGGTACAAAACCAATGCCAACGAACTGTCGACCACGACCTTGACGCTGATCTCTGGTAAGTCCTTCACTGAGATTGATCCAGCAGCGGTGGTGTCTGCTACAGCTCCGGCTGGTGCAGTGCTGATCCCAATGGTTGCCGTTGCTCCTAAACGGATCGCCTCAGAGTTCGTCACGCTGGCTGCTGCTGCTAACAAAGAGTACGACCTGCAAACGTTGCTGGGTGCCAGTCACGCAGCTTACGACAAAGACGGTGCTCTGGTTCAGGTGCGTGTGAAAGACGTACAGGCAGGTTCGCCTACGCTTAACATGTACATCACTCCTCCTGCTGGCGTTGTCACCGCTCTGCGGGCTAACCGGTATGTTCGGGTGTTGAACTCTACTGCTGCTTCGGTAGATCTCCAAATCCGTGTAGACGTACCCCGTCTTCCATAAGGAATAGGTAATCATGGGCACAATCATTCTTAAGTACCCAGAAGACCCTACTGGGGTAAACCCGAACAACCTGGTCATCAACGAACCTCACGACTTGGGTCCTGCTCGTAACCGAGCATTCGTTCCCAACTACGGCTCTTACTTCACAGAGTCGATGATTGTTACTGAGGCGGTGACCGGTCGGGTGCTCACCAAGGGTGTTCACTACATCGCTGCACAACTGCAACAAGACGCCACGCTGGCGATGGACAAAGAGATTTGTGCCGTCGTCGTGGTGATCGATGAAAACGTGCGGGACTCGTTGCTGTTCACTTACCAAGTTGTTGGTGGTGTGTTCAGTACTTCGGCTGCTGCACTGGCGACGTTGATTGAAGCGTTGGACATTGACGAACGTGAAGTAGAGTGGGGTGGCTTGATCGGCATCCCTACCGCGTTCCCACCAGCGCCTCACCTCCACGACATCGGCGACGTCTACGGTTTCGAGTATCTGGTTGAAGCCCTCGATGCTCTGCGTAACGCTATCTTGATTGGTGATGAATCAGCGCACGATGAACTGCGTCAGTACATCAACTACCAAGACGGTTTGGCGATTGCATCGATTGCTGACCTGCGTGCTGACTTTGAAGGACACGAGAACAGCCGTAATAACCCACACGCTGTGAACAAGACACAAGTTGGCTTGGGTAGTGTGCAGGACTACGGCATCGCGACCACTCAGGAAGCACAAGCGGGCATCGTCAACAACAAGTACATGACTCCGTTGCGTACTTACGAGGCGATCATCCAGTTGACCACTGGTCCGTTGAACGCTCACTTGACGAACATGTCGAACCCACACCAAACCACTAAGGCTCAGGTAGGGTTGGGGGTAGTCGAGAACTATCAACCATCGACACAAGCTGAAGCGGAAGCAGGGACACGACCAGATCGGTACATGACCCCGCTGACGACTAAGCAGGCGATCACGCTGCAAGCGATCACTCCGCTCAACAACCACATCAACAACGTGAACAACCCACACGCCACTACTAAAGCCCAAGTTGGTTTGGGTAGCGTATTGGATTACGGGATTGCGTTGCAGAACGAAGCAGAAGCCGGTACCTCGAACCTGAAGTACATGACTCCTCTGCGAACTGCGAACGCGATTGCGGTGTTGGCTGTAGCTCCGTTGAACACACACATCGCTAACGTCAACAACCCGCATGCTACTACCAAGGCGCAAGTGGGTCTGGGGAACGTACAAGACTTACCATTGGCTACTTCGGCTGAAGCTATCGCAGGTGCGTCGAATGCCCGCTATATGACTCCTGTCACTACGGCGAACGCAATCAACTCACAGATCATTGTAGCTTTCAACGCCCACACCGGTAACCTGTCGAACCCCCACGCTACGACTAAAGCGCAGGTTGGCTTGAGTGCCATTCCTAACGCTATCACTCGTTCTCGTGCGTTGAACAGCGATGCTTCGTTGTTGACTGCTGGTGGTATGTACGACCACACCATCTCTCTCGACCACGATGCTCGCTACGCTCCAAAGAACATGGCGGGTGTTGACTGTTCGGTACATTGGAACGGGGCTGGTGTGTTTGTTTGGGGCGGTGGTGCTTGGCGTCAAGTCTGGCCTGCTCAGTGGTCCTAAGTAGAAAAATATACCCGAGGGCAATGGTATAGTTAATTACCAGCCCTTGGGGGTCGAGATGTTGAAACTAATAAACGACTTCACTTTTGATGGCATCACCGAAGCCAGTCTCAAACTGGACGACGTGTTAGCCAGCCCTTTCTTCTACGAGCAAGGGTTAGTGAAGTACGTGCTACTCGGCCAGTCTCACGATGCCTACAACCCGTGGGACTATATACAGAACTCTGCGAGCGTCTTTAAGATTGAAGGCTTTGAAAGATTCAGCTTAAAGATGTTCGACGAGTGCCGTTATTTGGCAGAACATTACAAACACCATGGTGCGATAACTTGCCATGTGTTTAAGTCCCCTAAGGGGGCAAAGAGTTTCCCTGAACACACTGATCCTGACGACGTGGTCCTGTACATGGTCAGTGGACAGAAAGAGTTCGTACATGACGGTGGCGTCTTGACCCTACATGAGGGAGAGATCCTTTTGATCCCCGCTGGCACCAGACACCGTGCCGTCAACACTGAAGCTTCGGTTATGCTGAGCTTTGGGTTGGAGCGCTTCTTAGTTGAGAAACTGTAATGGGTAAGACGATCTACGTTAAGACTACCGGTGCGTGTAACCTTGCTTGCAAACACTGCTTCACCAACGGCAAAGACGGCGATAAAACTCAGTTCGATCCCGTGCAAGTAGGGGATTGGATTGAGGACTATATGTCCCGTCATCCAGCAGGCACAGACTACCACCTAGAGTTCCATGGTGGCGAACCGTTTCTTGTGCCGTTAGAAAAGCTAGAGGTTTTGGCCTCTCGGTTCCACGAGCGTGAAGGCGTAGGGATGTGTGCGAACTCTAACCTGACCTTCAAGATTACCCCAGAGCACGTGGCGTTCATCCAGAAGTACTTCTACGGCCACATTGGTACGAGTTGGGATCACTGGATCAGGTGGAGCAACCAGAAACAGTTTGACCTCTGGTGTAGCAACCTTGCGTTACTCCGTGGGGAAGGGATCTCGATCTACCTCAAGGTGTCGGTGAGTCGTGAACTACTGAAGATGGCTCCGGATTGGTTCTTGGACCAGATCGAGTTCTTCGGAGTGAAGGAAGTTTCACTGGAGCGCTTAACGTTGGATGGTAGTGCCAATGAAAACTTGGACATCTTCCCTGACAACGAAGCCCAAGACAACTGGTACCTTGCCCTCTACCAACGTTATAAAGAACGTAAAGGTACGGTAAAGATCCGCACCCTCGACATCATCGAGCAGAAGCTCAAGTACGGCATCGTTAAGGTAGACACCAACTGTCGCAACTGTGAGCAGAACCTCGTCACCATCAACTCTAACGGTGCTCTCGGGGGTTGTCCTAACGTTGCCACTACTCGACAGCACTCCCGGTTGGAACAAGGTGCTGAGGCCTTCATTAAGTCTGATGGTCGGGTTGAAGAAATCGCCCAAGAGTTGACGTGGAACGAGAACTGCATTACCTGCGACGTGTCTGACTTGTGTGGGGGCGACTGTCACCGTCTACCGTGGCAAGGGAATCGTTGTGGGGGACTGAAGAATACTTTGAGACACTTATCCGGTCGTTCACAACAGACCAACTTAATTTTGAAGGTGTGACATGGCAAACGTAACTAAAGCTAGTGTACTCGAGCGGGCTAACGCTTGGCTCGCGGGTAACGGTAACGCAGGTATCTCGTGGGGTACGAACAACTACCCTGCCGGTGCTCTCGCTGGTTGGTTCGGTGGTACTACTGGCGGTGTGGCTGCGATGGCTGCCAACTCGTTCAGTGACGGTAATGCCAATGCTGCCTCGTTGGCTGCTGCCCTGCGAGCCTTCACCAACACCTTTGCCGCAATCCGCTTGACCCGCATTGTGATCTACTATGCCAACAACACGGGTGAAGACTACGTCAACGCATTCAACACTGTGCAGTATGACGGTACAGCGATTGCTCACACGGCGTACTCGGTGGGTAACATCGGTGCTGGGGTCTCTCTCCCGGGCATGGTTGCTAACCAGAACCTGAACTACGCCAACCTCGAGGCGTCCTGTTCGAACCTGTGGTCCAGTTACTACAACAACTGCCGTACTAACGCTCTGACATTGGTTAACACCGTATGTCACAGCAGCTGCCACGACAACTGCCACTGTGCACGCGGTCGTCGTTAAAGGAGTTTCCCGTGGAAAAGATTCACTGTACTGCCCCGATTGGTTTGGCTGAACTGAAACGTAAGTTCACTGAAGACGTCGAGTTTGTGATCGACTACGACAACTCGCGCTTCAAAGGTAAGACGCTGATCACTTACCTCAGTAACTTGGACATCCAAGTCCGTCTGGACCTGAAAGACCCAGAAGCGATTCAGGTACTCCTCGCTGACTACTTGAACATGTCGGCTATGGTCAAGATCGCTGACCTCGAAGAACTGGCGATGAACGTATTGCTAGCCTTCTGTCAAAAGCCTTACGTGTTGCCGTTTGATTCGGCACCGTTCATTCAGGCTAACCGCGACATCCTGGACGTCTGGACTCGTCGACTGCAATCTCTGCCGTTGTACGCAATCCACACGATGGGGGAAAAGTATCACGACTACGTTTTCAGTTTCCCTGAAGACCGTGATGACTCGGTAGTGGGTCTGAACTTCGTGAACCTGATCAAGCTCCCGATGTTTGCTGTGCTGATCGCTGGTGTAGAAGAAACCGCCTACACTTGGAATAAAACCTTCTTTACCGACTACGTGTTTGGCGGTAACAACCTGTTCAACTACTTCGCCGTGAAAGAGAACCCGCTGTTCATTGGTGTACTGGCGTTGCAAGACCAGGCCTCCTTTGACTCAGTGGTACCTCAGTTGATCGCAGCTGAAGCTGACGCAGAACGTCAGTTCAAGGAGCTTACACATGTACCATCTGTTTAACTCGGTGTACGTCGACACTGAACGCCGGGTTAACCGGGCGGTCAGCAACATCACTATCTCGAAACACATCGGCTTTGAGTATCACCCAGGGCCGAATGAACAAGCGGGTGAGCAGATTGGCTTTGCTCAGTCGTTGGATGACGTAGAACCTCGCGTCCTGTTGGCTTGGCTGACACTGGCGATGCAGCAGGAAGAAAAAGTATTCATCTACTGCGATGGCGAAACGTATGTACGACTGTATTCCTTGCTCGTGCGTACCGTCTTCCCGAACCTTGACCTGCTGACCTACAAGTGGATCATGCTCTGCAAGAAGGCTACGTTGCACACCTCACTCACCAACTGGAAACAGGCTGGCTGTGAAGTACTGGCTGGCGTAGAGCTGAACACTGCAACCATCACTGCGTCGTTCGAGAACCCAGATCCACTGACGTCGATGTTCAAAGAACTGCTGTCTACTGACCGTGACGTTCTGTCGTTGGAATGGCAACTGGTTCGTCTGATGGCTGAAGGTACGGTAGGTTGCATCCCTGCTCGTCTGAAGAACATCCTGCGTCGTATCGCTTTGGCGAACACTCACGATGCGCTGGACGTTTGGGGTCGTGTGATTACCGATCCTCAGCACTGGGAATTCGCTGGTGCTGACCTCGACACGCTGTTGGATGCTCCTTCGGTGTTTGAAGGTTGTATGTTGTTCCAGTACACCAACAACCGGATGTTCCTCAAACCCGGTACGTTGGAGAAGACTCCGAAAGACAACTGGTTGATCGGTCTGCTGCGTGAACTTGATCCACTGCTCGAACGTGTCGGCGAACCTGCGACGGCCAAACGGACTCGTCTGATTCTTGAGATGTTGGAATCGGAAGACGATCTGAATGACCCAGCTGTGCTGCTGGAACGCGTCAAGCAGATGTTCCTCGGACCAGATCGTTTGGCTCTGCCTAACCGGGACTCGAGCAAGTACGACGAGAACCTGATCCGCTACCTGTTGGGTCGTTCGGACATTGACCTAGCTTATTACCTAGAAGGGGCTACATGGTGAATCTGATACCGTTGGTTGACATACTCCAAGAGAAGAAAGGCGATACCAAAGAAGCACACCTGATTCTCTTTGAGAAGTGTAACCTTCGGTGTTCGTTCTGCCATCAGGATCATGACTCTGAAGTTGGCTTGGATGCTGGGGACATAATGCGCAAGGGCTTGAAGCTGATTGCTGAGAGTGACCTTGAAGCTCCCATCGTGATCAACATCACTGGTGGGGAGTTGTTCTCAGATAACATCGAGGACTGGGTGTTCGGCTACTACTTGTCGTTAGGACAGTTGTTGCTGAAGAACTTCAAGCGGGCTAAGTTGGTCTGGGGTACAAACCTGATCTACAGTGATCTCTGGCGAGTAATGCGGTTGATCAGCATGTTGCGGGCTGGGGCTACCAAAGACCAGACCGTGTGCTTGGCAACGTCGTACGATCCAG